GATTGGCCTGTGTAATCTTCCGGCAGGCATCCGGCACACTTTCGAAACATTTCCACCATTTCACGCCGCAGGCAAGATTTGTGGTAGGTATCTCCGTGGGCAAGTCTGTGATCAGCCAAATGCAGCAATAGCAACATGTCAGACTGTGAAGTTTCGAGCGGGGCAGTGCCGAAGTTTTCAATGTCCTTAGAGATTTTCGCATGCGCTTCAATAGCGTCTTCTACTTCTTTAGGTAGCGGTGTTTTATTCATGATTGGTGGGGGTTGATTTATGGTGAATTGCCTTCATTCGGCTTCCCAAACTTTAGTTCATCTCTCATTGACACAACTAATGCCTGCGCTTTCATTTCCTCTGCTGTCTCTCTGAGAAATTCAATAGCCATTCGGCCTGTGTATTCATGTTTTTCAAAGTAATCGGCAATGCTGTCTAATGACTGCCCTGTGTTTTTGTGCATCATTTCAACCGCATCGTTCCTTGTGTACGTGTTGCCGAAATAGAAGTTCAGCGCCTTCGCGATTATCTCCGCTCCTTCCAAATGGGCAGAAACGGCCACAGTTTTGCCGGTCGTGGAGTCTTTTACCTCTTTCCCGTCCGATACCCAATCACCGCAGATTTTGCGCTCCGGCCTAAATCTATTACTCATCGGTAGCGGTGTGGGTTGGGGGTGATGGGAGAGGCTGCCAATGCGTTATATCTATGTCGTCTGCGTCAGCTTCATCGCTGTTTATCTTTCCGGCGTCAACATAGAACATCCCGGTGTTGCATTGCGCCCAGCACCATCCTTCGCCGGGATCGCCAATGAAACGCTCCACAATACAGACGCGAGCAGGATATTGATCATTATATCCCCATACGGTCTGCCCGAAATCAGGCATCCTGTCATTCACGCATATCCACTCTCTTTCTGCCTCCAAAGTCTCAATGCGCTTCCGTAGTGCTGCTGTTTCTTCTTCCAATATGGCGGTGCAGGCGCGGGCGGCGGCTTTATTGTCACATAGAAGAACATCATGCTCATTACTCCATTCCTGCGTTGAATCAATCGCTCGCTGCATCCGCTCGTAAATGGTATCTGTGGCTTCCTGGGATTCTTTCATGGCTATTCGGTGGGGCTATTTTGTGAGGTTTCAAATTCTTCAAGCGGTTGATAGCATTCATCAATCCTCCCGCGTATTTGTAGGCGGCGAAGGGCGGAGTACATGAGCGCCATTTCTGCATTCGCATTCTTCTCGTGCTTTATCCATTCCACGCCGCCGTATAAGCCATTCTCAACTTTGCGTTGCGGCTGATGTACAGCGATGGCTTTCCCTTTCTCGCTGACATAAATGAGGCCCCAACCTTCGGGCAATTCCTCCTTCTTAATAAGACCTGTCGGGCAGCAGTAGTACCGGCGCGTACCCATCCCTGTGTGCGGCTCCTTTCGGAACTTCTTATGCTTATCGCACAGGAAATCAGACCGGCTAATCTTCACTTCAATCAGAACGGAATGCCCCCATGAGCCGAAGCCTATAACGTCCGGCTGTTCGCCAGTATTGTTGTTGCTGACGAACTCTTTGAACGCAACGCCGCAGGAGGCATTTTTAAGCACCCAGCGGTGGGCAATTTGAACAAGATCTTTGTGTGTCATGGCTATGATGGGTTTAGTGGTGGTGGAGATGGGATGGTAAACGGTTGCCAATGTGTCGGACGAATAGCGAAGTCGCCACTGTCATAGAAATAGCCATCGGTGAAACAGCCAAGACTTACTGACCCGTCAATGAAGCCGACAAATACATTGTCCACGGAAGTCTCAGGCAGCCGATCCTTCACACTAATCCATCCATTTTCGGCCTCCTTCTCTAAAGAAGATTGACGGCCTGCTATGTAGCCTAAAGCCATTGCAGCCTTATATATTGGCTCTAGATATTTCATCTGATATTTAAGATCGCTTGTCGGACAATCTGCAAGCATGTGTGTAAACTCAGACTCCGCCCACTTCGTGGCGGCTTCCTCTATCAGTTCTTTTGTTGGGTCTTGCATGGCTTATCTGTTGAAATAGTCTTCGAGTGATTGACTGAGTGCCGCCCATTCAGGGTAGATGCCATACTTAGTGTCCGTCTCTCCTTCCTCTCCATCGCACATTTGCTCAATGTCATCATCAGTAAGAAATTCGAGATGCGCGGTAAAGAATTGCTTTGCAGCATTGGCAATGCTCTTTGTGTGCTTCGCCGGCCATTCCGTAGGCTCAGGATTATAGCGATTCACACCGCCATTTGCGTAGAGTATTTCGCGCATCATCTGCACTGCCACTACCTCCCATTCTTGATCATTCTGCGGCATCCGCTCTTCGTCGGATAAAACTCTTTTCTGTGTCATGTTCTGATGTTCGTGAGCTAACAATCTTTTCTGTGTCATGGGTGTTACTTCTCTTTTGGTTAGGATGAAATGCGGGCGTTGACTTGCTCTATTGTAACAACGCTTGATTCGAGCAGCACGATGAGCCTATCGGCGCGGGCCTCGGCTTCTGATGCAAAGAGGCCGTAAGCCGCCTCGTTATCATCATTACACCACTCCCAATTTGCGTATTCGCTTAATTCACTGCCACGGCGGATAGTGTATTCCTCGCTATTAAGCATCTGCCCTAATTCTGCTACTGTAAAAGCGGGCGGGTTAGACAGCCATTCAAATGGCTCAGGCGCGTAATGGCTGATAACTATTCCCCCTTCCCTTTGGTAAGCAAATAGGCTAAGCGCCGTCACCCCCAATTCTTTCAGGCGTTCGCCCTGTTCTCGTGTACATACTTGCTGCGATGCGTTCATGATCTTTTCTTTTAGTTCCCTGTTACAGGGAGAGGGTTAGGGGTGGTATAGAACCTTTCTGTCTTTCTGTGCGCCGTTGAAAAAGGAAAGCTCTTTCCCGTTACCTTGGTAAAATATCTGATAGCGTCCGGCGGCGGTAACGCGAATCCGTGTTACGATGCGTGTGTACGACAGGTTTGGCAAGTCGCAAATGATTACATCTCCTACTATTACCTGAGAAGTCATTGGGTTGTTTGAGATTGTGTAAGTCATGGTCGGTTTTTTGTGCCTTCCGGCGATTTGATAGACCAAAAGTAAAGACTTTTTCTTTACCGCCAAATTATTTGAGAAGAAAATGAAAAGATTTTTTCTTTACCTTCGGGCCATGTCAGATTTGGTAATAGAGAACTTCAAGGTGCCGCCGGAGTACCGGAAGCTGCTCGTTGATATTTGCGATAAAAGAGCCACAGTAAAAAAGGTTAAGAAGGTGGATGTATACATTGATCTATTGGAGAAAGAGGCAAAGCGTTTGAAAATCCCGCTGCCGGAGAAGAAATCATAGGGCTTGGGTACGGTCAGGAGGTCAGGGTTTCGAGGTCGGTCTTGAAGTTGCGGAAGTTTAGTACCGTATAACGCAATATCTTCCATCCCAATACAGCGGCAGCGTTCGTCTTGTCGCAATCGCCGGTGAATCCGGTACAAGACGTGTGGCGACTCTTCGCACTCATTATGCCGTCATATTCAACCGCCACGCAAATGTTGTCCGGCAGAAAGATTGCAATGTCGAACCGCCACCGTCTTACCGGATGGAACCTGTATTCAGTGTCAAAGGGTAGGCCCATGCCTGCCAATACAGTTTTGATGTGCGTAAGGCCAACAGGGTCTTTCTTCTTCACCGGCATCTTGCGGTATTCAGCCGCACTCATCACGTCCTTTGCCATCAGTCAACGATCGTTTCAGGCTGTGATTCATGGGCTGCGGACGTTTCAGAGGGTGTAATAGATGGCAACAGTTCTACCGGGACCGCCGTTCGAATCTTGCCTGCGGACCAACTTATGGGCGGGTGCTTCTCAATTATATTGTTCACCAGTTTCAAGGCAGCAATCAGTTCCTTGTTTGCCACATCTTCGAAACTTGCATCTTCGGGCAACTCATCGCATTCAATGTCTATTGTGCTGAGGTGGTTTGGCTCACAAATCAGTAGGTCCAGCGTGGTAGGGTCAATGTCGTTGTCCTCGCAGTATGAAAGCAAATCATCCCAGCTGAAGAAAAACTCATCCCCATCGTGCAGGGTCAACGCGCCTACCTCGTCCCATTGCTCAAATGGCAACTTTTCGTAAGCCTCTTTTGTGCGTTTGTGTTGGCAATCCTTACAGTAGATGTAGTGACGTTTTGCAATCCCGCCACAGTCGCACTTATGGTGTGTTGACCCTTCGTATCGCGCCGCCCTTTCGTCCTGCCCAAAGTATCGCCCCGTGCTGCTTACCCATCCCGTAACGGTCTGAATACTTGCCGCTTCGGGACTTTCAAACATGATAACAGGCTCTTCCTTTTTTTCGTATTTAATGTGATTGTTCATAATGGTTATTTTGTGCCGTCATCGGGCGTGGTCAAGAGTGTGGGTTATGCTTTAGGCTCTGAGCCATTGATTTTATATCGTGATCTGATTTTATTGTTACTCTCGGGGTTGATGGCTGGAATGAAATCGTGTCCCCATCCTTCTTTACCAGCTTCCAGGCATTCACTGCATCTTTCACATCTGCCATGCTCGAGCATTGACGCCCGAATAATTGCTTTGAATCGCGGATCAGAGTGAGGACGCCGTTAATCATGCGTTCAGGCGATTGCGGTAAAGCGAAAAGCCGCGGCTCACAGCTTCGTCGATATTCATGGCTGTGATTTTTTCGTGACAGCTATGGCAGACAGCTAACCATTTTGTACTGTCCAGCATTAACTCTCCTATGCGGCCTTGTTGATGGTGGCATTCTGTGGCGGCCTCTGTGCACCCTGGCATGTCCGCTTCGCACCTGGTATGCGATTCCATCCAAACTTTGCGCAGGGCCAAATAAGCCGCTGTTTTTCGACTGCCCTTCTCCGAGTGCGGAGGTATGGGTTTTCGTGCCTTCTTGCCCCCTCCCTGTTCGATTGCGGAGGGCTTGCGGGTTGTTGCGTAGGGATCCTTTGGCTTCTGCGTCGATTTGACCTTCTGACGAGAAAGCCAATAGTGCTTTTGACACAATCCTGCGATCAAGGGCTGCGTCCCCCTGTTTTCTGAACACTCTTTGCAGGGGCCGGTGATGGGGCGAATTATTGTGTTCATGCCGAGATCAATTCAGGGTTTTCGTAGATGTTGCCAATTACCTCAATCCGTTCACCCGGACGGGCGAGGGTGCTGAAATTCCGGTAGTCACGTATCAGGTCTGACCAAATGACGAATGAGCCAAAAACGAACTTCACTTGCTTAATATCGTCCCGGTACGCGCCATCCACCCAGCATTGCGATTTTTCGAATTGGTGAGTATAATTCTTAAAACTGTCGTAGAAATAAAGTTGAACAACGTCGCCCTCAAACACTGGTTTATTATTTCGATCATGCACCCCCGTACTCTGCAAAAGCGTACAGTCAGAAACCGGGATAAACTTCATGTCTGGCCCAACTCCGAATTGGACACGAAGACCAAACCAATCATCGTTTGTCTTAAAAAAGTGTTGAACAGGCTGTGCTGCTGACATGCCGTACTCAGCGTTGAATGCGCGAACTATTATCTCTCTGCTCATTGTTTCTAATTTTTAGTTGTTGATAGGTTTTACTGATTCACTTTCGTAGCGCCATTGATAGCCGGTGGTGTTGTTTATGCCGTTGATTATTTTGATAAGCGATCCGCGCACCATGCCATTTTTATCCTCCGCTTCTACGCCTGATTCATAGCGGGTTTCTATGCCATCCGAATCTGTTCGTATCATCGGCTTCTTTCTCGATGTAGACTTGTAATTGTCCTTTGAGTAATCAGTTGGAGCGGATATGCACTCCAATGTGCTGACGTCGAATGTTTGTTGAGTATCCATTTGTGGCGTTTTATTTGACGGTTTTAACGGTTACGGAATCTGCTTTCACTTCGCGCTTCTTTGGCGTAAACGCCTGGAAGTCTGATGTGCCGCATTCTGATCTTGAAACCCAGCCGGATAAAAGCATGGCGCAAATAATCACAGGCAAAGCCTTCTTTGCCTTCTTAATCGCTCCATTGATTGCCGCCTCTGCTATGTTGCGGGCCTTATCTGCACCTCCTATGGCTTCTATGTCCTTTGGAGTGTGGAAGGTTCGAATAGGTTGGGTTCGGCGAAGTGAAGGGTCAGGCATAGGCTTTCGGCCTCTCTTTGGTTTTGATTGTTCCATTTTTCGTTTAGTGATGGAGAGGGTTAGGGGTGGATGGCGGTTGAGCGCCGTTAAGTATTGCCGCCATTTGTTCATTTGTGATAAAATGGTTTGTGTCAATCGGGAATGGGTCGCTGAAACTTCTGCATACTTTTTCCATCGCCCTGTCACCGCATGGACATTCGAAAATTATCCTTCGGCAACTGAAGCCTGCGTACTGTGAAGCAATTGGTTTGATGTGGATGTGAATGTGCGGGAAGGGCTTTAGTCCGAATAGCCGGCGGAGTATCTTTTTCATTAGAACACGGCTCCATTGATGGTTACAGAACGTAGCAACACATCCCCGTCTGTCCGTCGAAACTCGACAGTCACCCTATCACAGCCCTTGTAGGCGGCGTCCTTCGCAACGCGGATAACTTCTTTATAGTAAGCGTCAAAGGCTAATTCAATCCCAAGATCTGCCGGGATGGATAGCGCCGTCTTTAGGCTACTTTCTGTTCTGATCTTTATATGAAGTGCTGACATTAGCTTTTGAATTCAGGGAGTTTAGAAAATTCTTTGTACAGGTCAATCTCTACTACACTCTTGGTCTGCATGTCAACTGCTGTAAGCCAGTCGCATGCGCCACCTTCTCCTATCTCGACATACATAAAGCCATCCTGTATCATCCCGCCGATTACCATGCGGCTGAAAAACTCGTAGTCGAATGATGCCCACTTGCTGCGGATCATTTCAACTGTCTTGCAGATGGATTGCTTTGCTCGTTTCATGGCTTCGTGCGTTTGAGATTCAAAGATAGCATCAATCTTTTTGTTCTGACAAATTATCTGTCACATTTAATTGGAAATATACGTTTGATACCTCCGCAACATGATCTGGCTGTAACAGTGATCTATCCGCTCGAATATTAAACGCCATTCTAAGTATTGGTGATAGCTGTTGTAATCCTCCCGCGTAATGCCGGTTACGATCTTGCCGTCTACCATTTTTGCGGCCTTTGGAGTAAGGAAGTGGCGAAGGTTTATTTGAATGGTGGCGTTTGTCATATGGCTGGGTTGTTTTGCATTTGACCTTCACGATTGATGCAATACTTGGCAAATTCATCAGTAGAAATGCCTTCCTTTTGCAGTTTTCCGACGACATTCTTTGCGGCAAATCGAAATGCTTCGTCTGCCTTTTGAAACTCAACAGCGGCTTTGTATTGGTACTGGAAGAGCATTTCTATTTTCTCTTCTCTCGTTAGTTCTTTGTCAGTCTTTCCAGAAGTCATCGGGTAGTTTTATGGGTACGTGAATGGTAGATTTTACAGCAATGTTTTCAGGCGTTCGCTGGTAGAAGTCGATACCTCTCTTTCTTAGAGCGCATTCCATAGGGTCATTGTGCAGCGTTTCAAACCTTCGCGTTGCCCTCACGTAACGTAGTTCAACATACCCCGGCTTACCCACCGTCTTTTGCCGCCTGATTTTCTTTGAGTGCAATTCGCAAAGCGGATCGTCTGGATTAGTGGCAATGAATGGGCGATGATACACAAGCAAATTGTCTAGCTTATTCTGCCACATCGCTCCGTCTGCAAGGTCGTAACGGTCAGGGCAGGGGTAATTCCCTGTCGAATCCTTACCTGATGGCGCTTTTGGGTGAGCAAGGATAAAGAACATGATTTGATGAGCCTGAGCAAAACGGGCAAAAGAGCTTAGCACTTTCTCCAAATACTTATCGGAACGCGCGCCATAATCGTTATCCATCTGGTTAAATGGATCAATGCAAACTCCGTCTACCTTTTCTTTCACAATCATCTCCAAAAAGCGCTCATTCACATAATCAGGCGTTGGGCTGTCATTTTGAGGATAGAGGTAAAAAATGTGCTTTGCTATCCAATCGTAAGCCCTATCGTAAATTTCGGTTGATGGCCTGTTGGGGTTTGTTGGCGTGCAGTCGGCACCCAATAGCATTTCAACAAAATCATGATAATATTCTGCTGCGGGGTTATCCTCCGGCGCGAAAGAGCAAAACTTTTCTCCGTACAGGATACAGCGCATGAGCATGTACCACTTTATCAGGGCGCTTTTTCCTACGTTGCCATATCCGGTTAGCCCTGACAATTCCCCCCGTTTCGCCTTCCAAACCTTATCAATGAAAGCGTCATCAATTCCGGAAATGGAATCGTACCCGTTAGAGTGGATCTTCAAAGCATCTGATTTGACTTCATGCGCGTAAATAACATCCCTCCCTGGTTCATCTTCGTTGAACTCTGGAATGTCTTTGTAGTTGACTTTGTTCCGGCTTTTTATTTCGACAAGTTGATCTTTTTCAAAGCATACCGTCCCAAATGCGGGGCCGTTCTTTTTGTATGCGCTGCGAACACTGCTCATCATTTCCTTTGCGGTGAAATCAGCCGCGGTAGGGAATTCAATGCTTATCAACTCTCCCGCGCTGCGTGATTCGATCCCGTACCGGCAGCAAGCCCCCGCCAACGCAAAAATGAAATTGTTACGGCTGCCTGTTGAAAATGCGCCGCGCTTATTGCTGATCCATTTTAACAGCCGCGCAAATACTTCGCTATCCGAATCCGTTGCACTTACTCGCTCCGCTCTTTGTTCCGTGGTAAGCACTGCATTGTAAACCTGCGCATTGGGGTTTATGTAGATATGCGGATCGTAAGATTCAAAGCAAAGCCTTTCTTCGTTTGCGCCAGAAGGGTCAGCGTCGGGGAAAGTCTCTCGCAGGGCTGCAAAGTGTTCCCGGTGTTTACTCCCGTCTGCTACGCGGATAAGCGCCTTTAAGCCATGCCCTGATGGAGATTGCCAGCAAGCATAGGTAAAGGGGAAATCACGCATAGCTGCCGCTGTTTCTCCAACTTCCGGCAAATGGTCAAAGTCCAACACCAAAAAGCCTGAGTGCGTTGTGAGCGCCTTATCCCCCCTCTGTGCAAAGGTTCCTGCAAAGGCAACCGCCGGCAAAGTCTTTTTCAGTTGGTCAATGGTTGCTTTGTCCGTTGTTGCGCGGATCTGGTCAACGATTGATGCGCTCTTCCCGTCCTTAATCCGCGCCAATGCTTTGCTAACCGAAATGTGGTGCGGGTTCTTAGTGAAAATAGATTCGTAAATCGTTATATTATTTTCCATTCTGTTTTGATTGATAGTCTAGCCATTCGGCTACTGTGGAGAAATCTTTTTCTGTCATTACGTGGGTAGATGTTCGGCGTGTAGGTTTTGACGCCTCTTTCTTCGATTCCCTTTCTGCGGCCCCTTGAGCCGTTTTGATAAACCCAACCGCCCACGCGGTCCATTTCATTATTGGCGAACCGTCTCGATAAAGCCATGCAGTCTCTTCATTTTTTAGAAAGAACGGCTCTGCTAAATCCTCGCGCCCATGAGTTGAAAAAAATACAAGCACTTGTTCCATTGTGGGGGCGTAAGATGGGCGGAAGATCTTTTCAATTTCTTTCGCGCCCGCGCTTTCTCTCTCTTCTTCTTTCTCTTCTTCTAATTCTTTACATTCTTGTTTGTAGGAACCCTCCGTGCCCGCTCCGCGCCCTTTGCCTGCCCCCACCGTGCCCTTTGCCTGCCCCGTTTCTTGATAACTCTCATATTTACAGACAGTTAACCGTGTCGTTACAGTTACCGATTCTGTCTCAATCATGCCGTCACTTTTTAATAGTTCAAAAAAGTTTCTTACGACTTTTACGGAGCATCGCCAGCTTTCTGCCCACCCCTGTAAGGACTTCACACATTGTCCTCTTTTGCATAAGACTAACGTGCCCTTTAGAAGAACCTTGCGATCTTCATGGTTGGCCTCCATAAGGATGTCTACCCACCACTGAAAACGTTGGGGGTCTTTCCATAGCCAATGATCTTTTATCTGCCGGTGCAGTTTAATCCAACCGGCCATTATGAACAAAAAATATTATCCCTGTTAGGGTGCGAAAGAACAGTTGAATCAGACAAGGCTTTTGTCACCTCGATTGGATTGTTGCCATGTGCTATGCCCAACATAGGCTCAACCAAGTTCCTTTCGGAGATAGCCCTGCACTTATGGATAAACGCATATCCGTCAAGAGCGTTCTTCATTTGATTGCACCAACGGCAAGCGGGTGCCAAATTTGATGGCATGTTCTTGCCTCCTGACGCCCGGCTATAAAAATGGTCAAGTTGCCATGTGGAAGATTTTAGGTGGTCGTTGCAGTAAGCGCAGTGAAAATTGAAGCGCTCTAAGACCATCAATACGTCATGAGTAGTGATGTTATCTTCAAATCTCTTATTTGCGGTTACGGCCTTCGCAGTGCATTTGTAGACCCTTGCCATTGTGGTCTGATGCGGCGTGTAAAGTATCATAAAATAGAGAAATCCTATGAGGCTTGCCCGGCAAAGCGCACCCCATAGGATTTAGTCATGAGTTAAATAAACGCCGGTTGCCGCCAGCAATTAACCCTACAATAAGTTTCTCCGCTATTGCGGAATAGACTGCAAATTACGGTGATTAATCCGCTTTGTCAACTTTCTTGCTACCGAAGGTAATTTCTAGTGCAGCAAAAATGCAAACAAGAAAGGCAATAAATGAAATGACGCCAAAGAACCCTCTTTCTTCTCCGCCCCAATCGCGCGGATTTAGGCTAACGGTTTGTATTGAGCAAGCCATCCACAGAACGAGAATAACAGAGAAATAAACGGCAACGCATTTTATAATGATCTTCATGATTTAGGTGGAATTATTTTAGTAACGGTTCGTGTTTTACCGATCTGTTCGGTGACTATCTGCGCGCATGGCATTCTGAATACTATGCTTAACGCCTCCATAATCTGCAATAACTCCGGCACAGTAGGCCAATGCTTACCGGCCTCTATCATATGCATTCTGTGGCTTGTGACGCCAATGTAGGCGGCTAATGTATTCTGCCGGAGATTCAATGTCTTGCGCATGGATTTGATCTGATCGCCGATGTAGGCGAGTTGGTCGGATTGGGTCATGCTGTCCAGCGGTCTAAAACTTCACGAACTGCATCTTTAATAGGTCTGCCGTCAATGATGCAGGCGTCGCTATTCATAAGAGTTTCAATTTGCTTAAACTCTTTATCCTGCATGGCTTTTAGGCGTTCTACAATATTGGCATAAGACTGCCGCGAATGTTCGATAAGAGCCATTACTTCGGGGTGTTGAATCAATTCAGGTGAATCGACAAATATTTCTACTAATTTCATAATTTTTTAATTTTTTATTGATGTACCGGGAAATTTTCGTTTGTCTTTTGATGTTGGACTATTGCTACCTCTCCCATTAAAAAGAGTATGGTTACTCTGTCTCCTGCTTTGCCGTACATGGCTTTCTTTGGACTCAGGGCGGGCGTGGTGAGGGTGGCAGTCATGCGATTGATGTGATCATTGTTATCGTCGCTTTTTTGTTAATTCAAGGATGTGAAGGAGTATTGCGCATACACTTGCGGAAAGCATTACAAGGCAGACGAAGGGGTTGTCATGCCCTCGCACGAGTTCATGAATGGAACTGGAGAAAATGACTGTTGCAAGTATGAGCAGCAACACTGTTGGAGTTCGGCTTCTCATTGAAAAAGGCTTTGCTGCTGAATGGCGAGTTCAAATCGCTTTTCTGACGCCGCGAAGTATTCAGGGTCTAATTCGTAGCCGGTAAAGTCAAATCCCATCTGATGTGCCGCAATCCGGCTGCTGCCGCTGCCTAAGTGGCTGTCAAGAATTGTGTCACCGGATTGCGCATATTTGTCAAGTAACCATCTGTATAATGCGACTGGCTTTTGCGTCGGGTGTATCTTTCTTTCGCCTTCAGGATTGTTTAGATATCCAAACCCGATCCAGTCGTATTTAAACTTTCTTACCGCAGTGCTGAAAGAGGTCCATGCCAATTCGCAATCGGCGAAGTCTGATCCATCGTTGCTTTTCTTGTCCCAAACGATGAAGCATGGCGTGGGCTGCAAGTGCCCTATGAAATAGTTGCCTCCCCAAATAATTTGGTTTTTGCTAACGCGCTGCAGTTCTCTGAAGTATTCTTCGGTCGGTATATCATTGTCCCAATCCTTGGCAGAATAGGCAGCGGATTTCAGCCCTTTAGCTCTCGCTTGACCTCCCTCTCGCTTCTTACCGCCATGCTCTCCTATGCCGTATGGAGGGTCTACTATCGCAAGATCAAAAGCCTTATCCGGCATCAGCCGCATTGCCGCTAAGCAATCCTCATTAAATACTTCGCTTTTCATATAGCTATTTCTATTTTGAATTAAAACCGGGGGCAGCCCAATCCCGACTAAAAACCCACCACCCCCGGCGTCCAACGTCAGATTTAGGCCCTCCGTTGACACGGGCACTGTGAGAGTCATGCGGCCGCCACTTTGTTCTGAGAAATGATCTCTGTGATTGCGTCTACGTTCTTCACATTCATTACGGTGTCCAAAAGGAGCAGCACATCCTGCACATGCTCACCGTTCAATTCTGTGTAGATCATGCGCCAATTCTCGTCGTTGCCGGCATGCATGAAGGCTCTGTGCCTGCTGTTTTCAGTTAGCCGCTTCATGGCGTTCTGAATGTTCTTGATCTCCGCTTTCATATTTGAAGGGGTGGCGTTGTCCATCGCAAGCCAATCCAGCGATGCGCCAAAAATCTTTTGCAGATACAGCACACGGCGGAATGATGTTACAAATGTTTGATGGCTCATTAGTATTCTTTACCCTCCACTATGATTTTACAAGCTGATTCTTTCTCAAAAAAGGAAGGATATTTTTCTGCCGCATGCTCACGGCACTTTTTTACCTTTTCGTAAATTTTTTGAATGGCGTCTTCATCACGCGGAATTTCAATGATGATGTTTCTTTCACTCAGCGATATGTCTGTGTAGATCATATTCCGCTCCAATTCATCGCATGCTTCTAAATACTCTGGTGATTCGGTAGACAAGCATGCCATTTTGTACATTAGGCGGCGTTTTTCGTCCTCAATTAGTGTCAAAGGAGTGTCGATAAGGCAATATGCCAGATAAGCCTTCTTTGCGCCTGTTAGGGCCATGTACCCCATTAGTTGCCAGTAATAGGCGGTGCTTAATTTGCTTTCGTGTTGCCGGAAGAAAGTGAAGATGTCCCAGCTGCTTTTCACATCGTGGACAATTTCCGCGTTGTTGATTGATTCGCCTTCATAAAGGTCAGGCGTCCCGATGATAAATTCATTGCCAATGCGCTCTTCGTTTTTTCGGTAGAACTTTTTAGTAACGCGGCTGTAAAGGGTAATGCTATCCTCTTCGACCATTAAACCTTTATTGGTGTACCGATTGGCAATGTCGGGGTAACGCTTATACCTGGCACTTACCATAACGTCCGAAAGGTGCCCTTTCGCAGTCTCGGACAATAGCCCCGCGTCCTTCGCTGCTTTCTCCTTTGGGGCGGTCATAATAAGCCCTAACGAACTACATCTGATTTTTATATCTTCCGGCTTCATCCTCTGATTTGTTTTTGCTTGGATTCGTAAAGATCAATTTGTGTCTGCGTTGTAATTGCAGGCCAGATTGCTTTTAAATCATCAATGCTCACCGCATCTTGAATCATCAACCTGATTCGTTCGTCTGTTTTGTCAATTGCTGCCGGATCTTCATTGGCTTGCGTGGCCTGACGTTCGTATTCCTCAGCGGACGCTTTGCAAAGGTCTTTGTGGGCCAGCAATAGCGGTTGTAGGGGCTTTGGTACGGACTGCCATATTTTACCCACCGCCGCAACGCCAAGCTCACAAGCCATTTGCATTTCAGATTTAAGGCGAGTCACTCCCGCATCTTCCTTTTCTCCGGTATTGATCCAATCAATAATCTGCTTGCCGGTATTGACGCCAAGATAATTCTTACCCTCCCCAAAGGCAGGCAATAGAAAAGAAGGCACCTTTAAAAATTGCTGATTACGACCTGAATTTTCCATAAGCAAGGAGGCAGTCATTTCAAACATGAAGTTCTTTTCCTGCACCGGCTGTAATCCTTGAGGAATGAACTCATCCCTGCCGTTTACCTTTTCAATCTTGATCTTATCACGCGCTCTGATGCAGCAGATGATGTGCATGTTGCATTGCAGCAGGGTGTTCATGAATCGCTTGTGTTCACGCTTTGCGCCCGCCCAATTCGCAACTTTCCGAGGTTGTCCGTTGGCCGTTGGTGCGTTCGCAATGTCATCACAACCGCCTTCGCCTTCCCATTCGTGGGTCACGGAGTCAATAACAAGCACTTCAACGCCTGCATCCTGGAACTCTTTTATTGCTGCGCTGTATCGGGATGGGGAGAATGGCGGGAACAGATCCGCGATCATAAAAGGCGCGTCCAATATGTCAGCGTAGAGGGAGCCGCGCTTATTCTCTGTGTCGAGAAACCCGATTTTAGAAGTATGTCCAACCATGCCCCGTGCTATTTGCAGGGCGGTGTATGTCTTACCGGAACCGGACACCCCGGCTATCCCGATTATTGCTTTTGATTCGCCGCGCTTAGCGGGTCTGATGTTTAGTATACCCATGTTGTTTTTTAAGGTCGTTTAAGTAATCTGCGGCGGTCCCATTTCGGGCAAAGTGTGCCGGCAAATCGAATGGTAAAAAAGGTGCCTGTGTAAAGAAGAAATGTTGACATTTAGTCCAATGTGGCTTCGTCATCAAAAAGAAGTTCCGCGGTGCCATCTCCCAATGCGGCCCAATCTTTTACATTTTCAATAGTCAGCCCATCCCATGCTTTTTCTAAGGCTTCGTCTTCGGATTCAGCTTCAACTTGCATTGCCATTCTCCCCTTCATTTGATATTCTACTATATAGGTCTTCATGGTTGGTGATCTTGTTTTTGCTGGTTAGAAGTGTGGATGATGAATTGATGTATAAGAAACAAAGCGGCAATAAATGAACCGGCTAAGAGGACGTAGTGCATGGGTGGAGGATGTTTGGTTTTTCTTCCGGCTTGTAAGAATCGAGAAGAATATCGTTAAGTGAAAACGTAAATGTGTATGGAAACCCTTCTATTATCTTGGCGAAGTCGCGCAATGCCGCGATATAATCCTGATTCCTGTACTCGCCGGCCATACTCCCTCGATTTCGTGCGTCAAAACATCTCTGTTTCGCTGCGTTGGCCAGATTCAATATGGCGTCTTGTTGCTCCGTAGTCATGGCGTATTGGTGGGTTTTAAAGATTTAGTTGCTTCTAGGTGTTCTTCTGTTGATTCATTAGGGAGGTAAGAGATAGCGCGTTCATCCTCTATCGCTTCGTCTGATTCGCTGAGGTCGTAGTCTCTCATGGCTGCGGCAGGAGTTCTGGATTCTCGTAGATGTTGCCTATCAAAACTCCATGCAGGAGTAAAGAACATTGACGTAATGGTTGCTGGTGCCCGCGCCAATTACGAGTCCCGATAACTACCCATTGATCGTACGGCATTGCAACGGTTCCTATCAGTCGAACTTCCTTTGGCCCATCTTTTAACCCTGTAGAAATCCGCGTCTTGATTATGTCGCCTTCATACACTTCTTTGCCGTTCTTATCTTTCAGGCCGGTGTACTGCATGATGGCTGGCTTCTCATCATCGTTGTGATTGTCCATCGGAAACCAAAGCCCATTGTCACATACCTGCAACTCATCAGCCATTATCATTCGTGGCCCCTCTGGACTTTCGGCGTCCCAAAGGCGGAATTTTATCTCTCTCATGGCTGAACAGTTAAGGCACCATTAGAAATAAGCTCGGCTATGATGGCGGCGCGTTCCTCACGGAGAGAAATCGAAGGCTCATCTGTTGTGGCTTCATGCTTTACTTGCGCAACAATATTTGATATTGCCTTGCGCCAAAATCTATTGCCGGGACAGGCCAAAGAAATGGCCTGCAATTTGGCGTAGTCTATTGTTTTTTGATCTTCCATTTTGTTTGGTTGCGTTTAAAATTGGTTAGGCTTTTAATGCGGTAACTGATGTAAGAAGGCGCAACATCTCACGCGCTGTTTCCAGACCGCCCACATTGCCGGATAAATACCGCTCAACTGTGGATAGTGATGTGCCCATGAGAATGGCAACCTCCATGCGCTGCGTGTGTGTTGCGGTGATTGCTTTTAGCTTTTCAGATAGCAACTCCTTTTCGGCGCTGATCTGCTCTTTTACTGTGGTTCGTTTTTTCATTTTCTTCGTTATTGAGACACAAAGATGGGGTTTGTTTTTGAACTGCACAAATAAATTTCAGAATAGGGGTGAATCTTAGAAATGTTGGGGCAAATAAAAAAGCCGCACAATGGCGGCTTAATGTATAATCAGTGTGATATACTTACAACAAAACATATCCGGCCTTATCAACCTTGCCAGCGTTGCGCAATTCAAGCAACTGACGCCATGTTTTACCGAATGCTTTTTCAAGATGCGGGTAATCGCGGATTGTAGAAAATTTGCCGCCCCACTTCCACCCTGCATCCTCAAATACTTTTACTACTTCGCGCCAATCGGCTGCGCCGTCACCATCGAAATCTTTGGCAATATCCCAGCTTACGGTTATCCCGTCAATAAGTAGGCAAAAGTCTATTGCGAGGCCATAGTTATGGAATGAAGATCCGGCATTTGCATTGGTAACCTTCGCCCCCGGTTTCGTTCGCCCCTGCGCGTATAATGCGGCTTGCTCTGCGAATGTCCGGTAACCCTGCACTATTCTTATGGACGCGCGGCCTTTTAGCGCCTTAGACGCCTCTATATAAAGGCGCTTCGCTTCCTCTCTCAACTTTGGATGAAGCAACGCGATCCTATTGAGCGAAATAGCGTCTAATTCTGTTACGGTCTGTGCCATGATTTACGATTGTGTTTCTTCCGGCAAATATCCCAAAGCCCGCTGTAAGAAGCGAATTAAGCCGTATTTGCTAGGCTTCCTTAGTAGTTTACGCAATTCAGATTTAAGGAGCCGCAAGGCCGCAGAAATTAGCGCGTCTGTGGTGCTGTGGTCAGGTGCCAGGGCAACGGCTTTCTGAAAATACGGCGCGGAATCAAATCCGGCTTTTCTGTAGCGTTGGAGTACATCGCTTATTTCAATGTCTGCACTTAGGGCGCTTGCTGCGTCTGATTCGCTCATGGATGTGAAGGTACAAAAACAGCGGGCAAATGGTTTTTGTTTAAGGCTGACCTGCTCAAAGGAAGTCCCCCGCTATTTTAATCACCACGCTATCTGTGGTAGCGTGGTGATTGTTGGGAAGGCTCAAAAGTAATCTACAAATACCGCAAGGTCACTTTCGGGGCAAAAAAAATAAATTAAGGCTTGTTTGTTTGGGATTGTTACCTATTTTTGCTGTATCAAATCCGAAGGACATGGGTGCAACTATGGCTTTTTCTTCGGGTTTAGGAATAGATGTTTGCCCTTAGTGGTATACCTTTCCCCTAAGCCCTCGCCGCACCCGAGGGCTTTTTCTTTGCCCCTACTCTAACGAAATGATGCGCCATAGATACGCATGGAGAGGAGTAAAAATCTGCGGGTGCTGCATTGTGCCAAAATGCTTTTAAATGTTGAAGATGGGTTTTCTATAGCTTGCTACCCGTCAACAGCCGAAACGAACGACGAAACTCATTGTACTGCCAGTCTGAAAAGGTGAGCGAAAATCTGCTAATTCTCTAAGGGGGTTGGGGGATTAGCTTGCTTTCGCTTACCTACAACCTTCTAAAATCTATTGTTTGCCAATCACAAATAATTTCGCGCACAATCAAATGATACAAAGGCTTTTTCACAGGCTCTACCTCTATTTACTTCTTGTCCGCCTACGCATGTGCGCGAAGAACATTAAGAAATGGGATGCGCAAAAATGCGATTGGGGGCCGGCTGCGAGATATTTGATAGGCACATTTGTTTCGGAAGAAAAACACAAGGCACGGGGCATTGAGGCCAAAATAAAAGCAGGAATATTAAATATGCAGACTCCTAGATTTCTACTGAATAGACCAACATTTTAAAATGAACGCTCTACAGATACTAAAAGCAAAAGGCGCTGACATAGATCAAGAAGCGTTGCGAAAGGAATTCATGGATTACATCCCGCGAAGATTGGAGCGCGAAATGATGAAGCCTTGTGGCTGCTGCAAAGAGCAAGATCAAAGAGATATGATGCACGCGGATGCACTGGACATTATCGACTTCCACTACCGGCGCTACCTAAAAGGCACACTCCTTACTCTGCACAGAATCACCCACGCCTTCCGCTTGCTGCCAAAAGAGCGATTCTTTGAAGGCATTACGATAATGGACGCGATATACTGCACCGCATTAGTTCATGAGTTCTATGAACTATGCACAAGGCACCAATCAGCGAAGAAACAAATCCTGGCATTAGCCCTTAAACTTTACGCAATAAAAACGAAAGCATGAAAACTCTACACCTGACTTTGAAAAAGAAGTGGTTCGATATGATTGAGTCCGGCGAAAAGCTGGAAGAGTACAGAGAGATTAAGCCGTATTGGGTTCAACGGCTCATGGGTTGCGGCGGGCCGAAGGAAAGGCCGGATGACCACAAACATGTTCCCGGAAACTTTTGTTTTGACATCATGGCCGGCCATCCGCCGGCGAATGTTGTCGCTTCATATATGATGATGTTCAAAGAGTTTGACGCAATCATCTTTAAGAATGGGTATTCTAAGGAGGCGCGCTCGATGTACGTCACTTGCAACGGTATCGATATTAGCCGGGGCCGTGAAGAGTGGGGCGCAGAACCGGATAAGTACTATTTCAGATTCCGCGTGAGTAACCCTATTAAAATGCAACAACCCTAACACCCATGAACACACCTGAAACAACAACAGTAGAGATAGTATGGCAAGGCATGAGTACTTGTGACATAAGTATAAACAACACCCTGTTTAATCGCTCTAACAACAAACACACCTCGGCAAGCTGGAAAGAACTTTCTGGTAGCGATTGGATAAATATTTACGACCTTACCCGAATAGGAGAGCTTGAATCTATTTTTCAACAGCATAAAAACAAAGAAGCATGAGCAACATTGAAATAATGGAGAAACGATACCGCGCATTTGACGCGATAGTGTCACCGCAGGTACCCGTTAACCGTTCTGTATGACTAGAAGGCGGCATTCTAACACAAGAAGAAATAAGTGCAGAGAAATTCGCAAAAGTCGGGGCATGGATAAAGTCAGAACACGAAGCCCTGCACGGCATGGATGATTACAATAAGGTAGGACACCTTAAAAATATTATGGTCATTACCCCATGCTGCCGGCACATCCCATCAGTAAATGCGGCGCGGGAAGTTGTGGTTGCAGAGTATGACGCGATCAAAAAACGCCTAGATAAGAAATACAAAAAGGATGGGCGATACAATTGATGGATAGAATAAAAATGCCGGGAGATTAACCCCGGCATTTTCTATGGTATCATGTTCTTCCTTCGCAATCGCCTCTCCTGCCGAAAATACTTCACGTACAATACAGTAACAAGCAGGGCAGCTAAGTAGTTCGCGATATTAAACCGAGTAGGCACAGCCAATACGATAAACAGGACATTAATGATGGACAGGATAAGCAAGTATTCAGACGCAAGACGGGCCTGAGTGCGGCATCCGAGATTATTTATCGCCCACGCATAAAACACAGTTGCTAGAGCCTCCGTAATTCGGTTAATCGTGAGCCATGCTTCTTCGTCAATAAACCAACGAACATTACGCCCTGCGCCGTGAATAATAATCCCGGCGATAATGATGTAGGAGGCGTTACGGGCATTTACCATTTGATAGGCGGTGCAGTAGGGCCAACAATGCCGGCGCTACCATAAGTAGTCGTTGTGCCTACCCTTACGAATGTGGCGCTGAAATCGCCGTCATCAACCGCCGGAGTATAGACCAGGAACCGACCGCCCTCTGAGCTTGTTTCAAGGCTGTAGCCTGCCTCATTGTTGCCTACATAGTCAGCGGTAAGGCCAACAAGTGTGCCGTTAAATCCAAATGCAGAGATGGTATCTGCGTCGTCGTGCAATTGCCAATAGATGTTATCTGTCATTGAACGAAAATAAACCGTTTTGCCAGTTATTTTCTCCAATAGCCACGCCAAAAACCTAATTATATTTTTCATTTATTATTTGCTATCAAGTGTTGAGGTGCTATCGTATTGTGCGGCTTTCCATCGTAGAACGCTGTCGCTAACATATAGGCTACGAAGGTCACTCGCAGAGTATCCCCAATTCGCAAGGCTAACGGTGAGCTTAGCCATGCTAGCAGCATTCTGTTTAGCATCTTCCAGCCTCCCCTCTTCACACTTCGCACAAGCATCCTGCTGTTTTGTGAGCATGAGGTAAAAAACAAATGCCATAACGTATCCGGCATCTCTCCCAATGAGCTTTCGCCATCCCGGCGGGGTGCTTGTATCTGTGGACATTGCATAAATATAGTCTGTAAATACTGCGAATATAATATCTGTTTATCGTTACTTAGATATTAATCCCCCCTTCGCCAATCCAAAGCCTTTATTAAATGGCGCATGGCTAAACAGTAAGTAAGGTGCCCTAGTCGCATAATGGGATCAATAGTATAGCTGTCTACCAGAAACAGCGCCAACTGATTGAGCATTTGAATACACAGAGCGGCCCAAAATAGCTTTATGAACATCAGCCCGCTATGCGTGGTCTGCACATGCTTATCCTTCATTACACGGCGCAATTGCCCCAACAGCCCCGCACTCCAAACAATGAGCAAGGCGCTAAAAACCTTATTGATTAGGTAAATCGTCTGCTCCATCATCATCCTTTTCCTTCTTTGAATTGAAAAGATCGTCCGCCGCCTTTTGCCCACCCTTCGTTATCCTGGCAGCCATTTCCTGAGAGGCGTATCCCGATGCAAAAGACAGTATACCGGATATGAACGGAGGAAGCCCCATGCCGAAGGTCAGCCATGCTACGGTGCCGGCCATGAGCGTTCCGCTAACAAACCTTGCCGCGAATCGCGCAAAGGGTTCTTTACCGTTTACTGCACGAATGATTGAGGCCGCTGCTCCTAACAGCGTGTTTGGCAACAAGTGCTTAACGTGTTCCGAATCGAGAAATGCCATTCAATTAGCATCGTGTCAGCAATAAGGGCGGACAAGGGAAGGGATTATGCAAAGGACATCGAAAATGTCGCACCAAATGCTTGAGATTACTGATTCCATGCTTCTACGGTTTGACTGCAACCACCTTCGCGTCGGTGAAAAAGTTCTTAACAATATACGCCGAACCTCCGCTAAAACCCGCAAGAAGTATGGGCTTAAAGGTGAGCATTGAGAATGTAAAATCGGGTCCGGCCACTGCTTCATACAACGCACGTACAACAGCCGCGCCAACGGCAACGATTAACCCCTTGCCAACATCTCTCCAATTAAGGCGATACGGGCCACTACTGATAACCTTTAGCGGCGTCCCCGCCTGTACAATTTCGTCTGCCATTGTGTTCAATCTATTGAGTAATTTGAGTGATTATATTCTGCTCTTGGAGCGGTTAATGTATCTGCGTTCGTATTGGATCCACCGCGAGGATTGCAGGACTGTGAGAAAAACCATAGCAGAAAGCCCAATGATACTGAAAACACAAAGAACCTCCCTGGTTGTAGCAATTCATTATTCATCATAACGGTTTATTTTAGCTTCTGCGCAAAACTCTTCAATCAATCGGCTGTCCAAATCACCTAGCCCTTTACCCTCTTTTGCCCTAGCGTCCCTCATTGCCATTATAAGTACTTGCAGTGCCTTGTTTTGGTCTTTCGGCTTAAGGGGCCGCAGTACATGCGCCAACAATGATACAGCAGTTTCTATTTCATTGGATATTGATTCATTACGCATGATCTATTGGGGGTTACGCTTCCTGATTGTGTGATGCTTCATCCACTTCCTCAACAATATCCAATAGACGAACCTTTGACCCATCCGGCAATACTATTATAGGGTTGCTGAGAAAGAAATGATACTGCGCGACAAGGTTCTTTTTAGCCTGCTGCAAGCCTGAAACGCGCTGCGAATCGGCCAACATCTCATTGTTCCCGGCAAAGGTCAGGACGCGCAATTTTCCGCCCTTGCCTGATCGTATTTCTCCGCGCTGTGCCATGATGCAAAATTACTGCAATACTTCACGCCCCGAATTGTAGGTGTAGACGGGAGCGCCCAAAGTATTAATGCTGCGAAGTTTCACATAATAACCTGCTGGCACGAAGCATGACAATTGACCTGCCTGTGTGTTCGTGTTTGTAATAGCCACAGCAAGGCCCACTACATTGCCGTTTGCCATCCTACCCACTTCAACCCAATCGCTTGCAGTCGCGCTATTTGTTGGTGCTATCTCAAGGACTATCGTACCTATAGCGCCGCCGCCAAGTGTTGATGTGGTCACTATAGTGGCGGAATAGCTAACAAGCGCGTCCCTTGTCGCGCTTACCTGGAATCCCGTAGCGCCTGTACTTGTAGTAATAGATCGCGTTACAGAAGTCATTATGCGAGGTGTTACCATGAAAGTATCGCCCACCCGCGTTAGCCCATTGCCAGCCTGCAAATACGGCGAAGTGCTTTGCGCCCAACAGCTATTGCCGTTTTTTATTCGATAGCTGCCCGAATCAAGGCCGGGGCAATTACCTACCCAATTTAAGAAAACAGCGCGGTTATTAGCCAGCAGGACGCCAACAGGGGTTGCTACCTCTGTTGGGTCCGGTGACCATACTTTAAAAGAATCAATGCTCATCCCGACGAACAATTGCGCCCTGCCTCTATTTATACTATCCTTTGTTATCAAAGCTCCATTTCTAGTTAGCACAACAACACCGGATGCTTGGCAGAATCCATTCCAATCGATAACGAGAAGTGTTAACAGGCATATCAGACGAATATCTTTCATCGTTCAGTCTTTTATCGGGGTTAAAATAATTATGGGGTTACAGGGCAAGCGCCAATTTGATCGTTGTGCATGGTGTGTTGGAATAGCTGCGATACGGGAATCACAAGCGTCTGATATTGCGCAGGACGGCGCGGTCCTACGATGCGATGGCAAACGGTAACTGTTGGCTCGTCTGCGGTAGCGGCAACGGTTGCGAGAAGTACAGCGCAAGCTGCTAGAATCATTGGTTTCTTTTTCATGGTGTTTTATTTAGTGCCCTACGGCGGTGTTAAAAATGGATATAGCCGCTGCCCTGTTTGTGGCCTCTGTTGCATTCAACCCTTGACCAAAGGATGCGAAGGTTATTACCCCGGTAAAATACCCGCCTGCTGTTCCGCCGCTATTAAGCGCGCCTATGTAGAATGGTTGAAATGTTGTCCCTAACTGACTGTTTAGCGCGCTTGAATTAAAAACCACTCCGTCACGGTACAACGCGGTAACGGCTGCGCCCGTCCTTACGGCGAGCCAATCACCAACAGATGTTGTACTTGTACCTGCAGCAGTGTTTGTTAAACCGTTGCCGTGTACGCTATATGTCGCTGTATTTGTGGCGCTTCTTGGCAATATCAATGTCCGGCGCGATGGGCTTTCAAAAACACCTAGCAGATAGAAATTGCCTCCGCTCGCAGACGTTGGCGTTGTTACTCCTACATGGAAATTATCTCTCTGCGCATTGGGTATTAAGTAAGCTGGATTAGCGTATTCAGCCCCGCTCAACACAAGCCCTGTTGAGTTGTGCGTAGGACCGCCTGTAAACGTCAATTTATGAGTCATCGTATCCCGCAGATTGTATGCCTGCGTTCCAGCCGTGCCGCCCAAAAATGGATAAATGGCATAACACTTTGCCCATATACCGGCAGACTTCAACGAGATAACGAGATTCGTTACTGCTGTTGCAAACGTTGGGTTTGAATTGTTGATGGCGAACAGATACTTATTCGCGTCCGTGTCAGATGGCGGCGCGGGCGGTGGCCCATACGCTTGATTATTCGCGTGGAATACGGCAATAGGAGACTGTCCCGCAACCGGGATAGCCAAGCACAGACACAGGATCAGCTTAATTGTAATTCTTGCCATAGTTCCAGAGGTACGATGTGCCATTGTATACAAATGAAATAATATCCACGGCACCGGCAGTGGTTGTAAGCGTGATAGCACCCGCGCCGCCACCAATGACCTTTGACCCTGCGGGTAGTGTCAATGTACGAGAACCCGTGCCATCCTGCGTAACGATAAGCGTGCCATAATCGCCCGCTGTCGCGCCTGATATGGCAAGCGTTCTATTCCCGCCGAGCGTCACCATTGCATTGTATCCGCTGCCGAATGTCCAAGTGATTGTAGCACCATCGGTAAGCGTCTGAAATGCCTTTGAGGGGATGGTTACTGTATTAGACAGAACGCCGCTGCCATCAATCGCCAACCCTGTGCCAACTTTAACACCCCCCAATACGGAAGCGGATGCAGTAGGTAGGACATAGCCACTCCCTCCCGGTCCAAATCCGTTCCCGTCAACCTCAACAACAATGATGTCATTAAGCGTTACGCCGGATGTAAATGTTACTGTTGTCGATGTGGATGAATAAGTAGGACGGAAAACATGCAAGCCATTACGGTATACGTGCAGCTTAGACGTATCAGACGGTATTGTGCCCGCTGTGACGTTAAAAAGCGTCTGCCCTGATGTTGCCACGTATTGTTGTCGAAACCCGGGAGAATCGGCAAGATTCGCAATACCCAGGTTTGTTCTTGCTCCTGCTGCCGTTGTTGCGCCTGTGCCGCCATTCGCCACGGCAAGCGTACCTCCTAAAGTGAGCGTTGTGGAGCCCGTCAGGGTGAGCCCTGTCGAACCACCTGAGCCGCCTGTTACTGTGCCGGTGTTTGACGTGTAACCTGATGGGTTAGATGCAAGATAGTAGGTGTTGTTGTCGTATGTGATAACTCCGCTGTTAGCTTTGACGAATCCCGGCCCCGTAAGTTGCGCCTGCTTACTCGCGATCAGCGCTGAATCACCCGAAGAAAGACCGCCGGCATACTGAGGGATGTTCAATGTATTCCCTACGAGCGTAGCAGCGCCGGAATTACCGGTTGTAGTGAGGGAGAGTGTGCCCTGCTTGCCGGCCAATGCCGTATTGATCCGGCTGCGGGTTGTATCAAGGCTGTACTTCGTGGCATAGATCGTGGAATCAGTCACGCCGGAGATTGTCAGCCAAACCGACCCGTTCCACAGCTGAATAGCGTTCGATTCATACCGGATAGAACCGGCCTGCTTTGGACCATACGCGCCTCCGTAGTCAAATTCTGTGGCAGATACTGCCGGGAGCTTCATCCGGGCAATTACTTCTAGCGCGTGATACCGGTATGGGATCGAAACCTGCGCATCAACAAAAAGGGGCAGTAAGAACAGTATTGCGATTAATCGTTTCATTATTTTTTCTCTATTCTTATTTCGTAGGTGAACTGCACAGGGTAGTCAGGAAAGAACCGGATGGCGTCTGCCGAATTGTGGTAAAACTTGGGAACCAGGAACTCCCCTTTTTTGGCATACAGCGTTATCCCGGTCAGTGTGTAAGAGCCCATCCGTTCCGTGCTGCCAAACTTTACCTGAGAGCGAACAATTTCTTTGTTGATGTATGCGAGATCGTTGACAGGGTTTCTTAATCGGCCCTGTACCGCGATCCCTACGATTCTTTCGCTCCCTGTGATGTCGTCCCCACAGGTGCCTTTGATCGTCACTTCGTATGTTCCATCCTCCGGTATCTCAATAAACCCGACTGAATCCTTTGCGACAAACCCGCCGCCGTCGGATTGCATAATGTGCCCATCGCGTTGATAATGGAAAGGGTCAGAATTGAAATTTATCTGAACAATAGCCGAACCGCTAAACGCTGCGTAGTTCTGATCACTCAATTTGTTGACGCGGATGATTGTACCATCCTGTGCCGTCGCGCCATCGTAAAGGATCGCGTATTTATTCCCGCTACCAGCCTGCACAACTGACGCATAGCCCCAATCGTAAGGGTTGTACCCGCGCGCTGTATTATCCGCTTCCGGTTTGAAGTCGTAGACCCTCGGGTTAGCTGCAAGTTTGGAGATGTCACGGATAACGCCGGTATCGCAGACGAAAGTCATTAGCTTGCCCGCTGAATTGCCACGATAACCAATAGTTATTTCTACCTTATCGCCGTAGTAAGCCACCTCAGAGGGATAGGCATAAGTTGTTGTTGATAGCCTAGCCGAAAAGTTGCCGGTGTAAGTAATGGTAGACCCGCCGTTATCGCTCCGATAGACGCGCGATATAGACCCTGCTGCGGGGCGAATCACATAGATAATAGAACCGTTTGGAGCTTGCGCAAAACCCATTTCATTCATCAAAACGCCCGTGTCTATGTAGGACTTAACGGAGAATGTCTTCCCGCTGTCTAGGCTTTTTAGCAGGACAACCTTGTTTTTTATCGAGTAAGCGCCAACGTGGTATTCCCCGTTTTGCATCAATTTGCCTTTCCCAAAGATGACAAGTGTATCACCGGGGAAAGCCGGCTGAGCTTGCGCCGGGGCATTAACCCATGTAGCGCCGGAATCATCCGAATACCGTACTGCGAATGTGTTCGCGCCTATTTTGTTATACGGCACTATAATCCTACCTCCCGGTCCAATCCCTGAACTGTATCCTGCTACGTCCATCGTGTTGATTACCGTATCCGGCACACTCCATTTGCCATTGTAGACCGTGTGCATTACATAAGCTGTACTGTTATGGTTCGGTGCCTCTGTGTACAGTACGTGATGCTTTGCGCCCAATGTACTTGCAACAGGGAATCCGCGATAACTCACAATGGATGGTGTGTTTATTTCGCCTTCTGTAATGTCAGGTGACGGCACGTCGAACAAAGAAACCGCAGGGCCAACTTTCAAAACCCCTGAATCGTCTGTTATTACCGTCCTAATCCCATTGCCTGAAATCCCTATATCTCTAATGTTGCCTACTACATGCAGCGCATGGGTAGGAGATGAAGTATTGATACCAACACGCCCGTTAGAATCCCACATTGAACTATTGCCCAAAACGGTAGGGGCGGTAAATTTTGAGGCGTAGTTAGCCGTACCGGTGCCTGTGAGAGTGCCAGAACCGCCACCCGAACTTTTTGTGCGAAGCGTAAGAAGGCCATTCCCGTCGATTCCCAATACCTTATTGCTATCAGAATTAGCAAGGTTTGTTAGATAAACCTTATTGCCAATACGGAGTTTGCCTAAAATATAATTAGAATCATTAACCCCCGATCCGCCTACCCGCCCAGGGTTCTGCGCGGAAGATAAAAGGGCAAATGAAACTATAAGTAGTGTTATTAGAATTCTCATGCGGGTATTTGTTGAACCAAAACGTAAATGTTTACATTATCATACTCTAGCAATTCCTGCGATGCGACAGGCTCTAGGAATTGAGACCCTATAAACACAGCCAATACTTGCGCATCGCCAATGGTTGCCTTTAGCGCGTCTACAGTTACCGGCCCGATTACAGGTATAGGAGTTGATTGCGAATATATCTCATCCGGCGTCCCCACCTGATAGCACCGCATTTCTGATAGGTAAATAGCCATTATTTCGATTGATGAATATTCTTCAATGTTGTAGTAGGTAATGCCACCACCAATGATGGCCGAAAATGTGCCCTGTAGCCCGTTAATTACTTTAAATACGTCATTTAGGTAAGTAACTAACGCTGTCTTATTGGCAAATATAATCTCTATCGGGTAAGGAGTGCCGTTGATAAGCAACCCGACAACTTGTATGTTATTAAATGGCAGCCTGTCCGAATCAATCACAAGCAATGTAGCCGCCTCTTTCCTCATCAGAGAAACGCAGCCGCCGCATCGCACTATAAATTGATAGCCTATCATTACTTAGTCTGTGTACACGCTCCACCCTGCGGCCTGTAGGTCAAAAATAGCCGGTGCGGAAGAGATTGTTGGAGGTGCTGCCGGCGTCTGCCCTGAAAGGTCTATCGAACCGCCACCGGAATAGTTTGTGTTATCCGCAAGGCTAATCAGTATGTTGTCAACCTGTGTAGAGCTGAGTGTATTTGTAGAAAGATCGATGTTTACAAGGTTTGCGAAAGCGTTAGCGGGAGTGGTTACAAAGTATGGTCCCGTACCAATGTTATCTAACCCTGATACCTCCACTTTGAAAGACGAAAGGCTATTCTTTGCCGGCAGGATGTTAGCCAGATCAAAGAGAGGGATATTGTGCGCAATGATTTGAAAGTAAATCATCGATACAGGCAGGTCACCGTCAAAAGCTGTCAGCACCGGCACGTCAATAGGCGCGATAAAATACAACCGGTTGATTGTGTTTTTATGGTAGAAACGTATGCCCGAATTCCCACCCGGAAGAGTAAAGCCATTGTTTGCTATACCTGATGCCGGCAGATATTGCCCTGCTAAGTTCGATCCAACTATGATGTGATCGCCCGCGTATGTGTACCCGAACGCGCCACCGCCTGTAATGGTCGTATCAAAGTACCCTGCCATTGTCACGCCCGTTGCAGACGAATAGCTTTCATCTGGCCCGTTTGAGTAGAAATAAAAGCCGCCGGATGTAGTAAATACCCCATCAAGGCCAATCGCATTAAGGCTTGCCAAATAAGCGTTTTCAGCAGTTGAATCGAGTATCTCAACAACATTAACACCTAACGGAGATAGAGGAATAGTTGAAGCCGCATCAGACATTGACAGGTCAGCCAATGCGTAGGGGAATGTTGCGGGACGCTCAAATAACTGCAAATCACCTGTGCCGTATGTCGTGGTATCTATTGCCCGTTTCTCCTGCAAGGCTACCGTGCCGGTTGATAACGGGGTAGGCGTTCTTTCTGTGCGGTCAAGCGTGGAGTTTTCCGCCCTGACAAAATTCTTTTGATCAATATTGAGCGTAGGGCATACTAATATTTCCTCAATTATGTCCAGCGCCCAAGCGGGCAGCCCCATTTCTGAATGTCGGTACAGCTTCGCGCCTACAAATAGCTCACACTCCCGTATCCGGTCCGAATGAAGTAATTGCGGGTCTTTAATCTGATTTATGAATCTGCTATCGTCGTAAATGCTGCGATAGTTCCTGAATTCCCCTTCCGCCCTGAATTGAAAATTAGGTTTTAGCACCCACCACACGTTATGCGGGTCCTCTGCCGTGCCTTTGTAGCGATAGAGCAACGTTCCCGGCCAATCCGCCGCTACGTCCATTGGCTCGCTGATATAACGGCGTGTTTCGCCATCTCTTACCGTTGTGACTAAAACACAGTATCGCCCCGGCGGGTAGGTAGCATTATCGAGCGGTATGCGGTATTGGTAGGTATCCAACTGCACACCGTTTTGTGTGTTGCCTGCTGCTTGTAGCGAATTATTTAAAGCAATTGTAGCTATGGTAACCGCATTACAGTCTATAACCGTGCAGACAATAGTCCCGCCTAACAGGTCGTTCGTATTGACCTGGAATGTGATCGTATCCCCATTGCGCCACTTTTGATAGTACTGTGATTTGCGATTCCACCACAGGTAGGAATCCTGATACCAATCTTTGCGTAGATGCTTTGTGTAAAATGCCGCGTTCGTCACCGCATCCATTAATACTAATGGAATCGGGTTCATGGCCGGTGTCTGAAAGATATGTGAGGCCATTAGTTAATAAGGTCTGCGGGGTCTACGTCAGGATGACAGAGCAAAGTAAAATCATATTGTTGAGGGAACGCCGGTTTAGTGCCCACCTCCATTGCAAAGCCTTTCAATAATCTCCCTTTCCAATAGAACGAAAAGTAACCGTGAGGCATGGCGTCCATTAATGTAATCATATTGGCGCTAGGCACGCAGGTAAAGCGCAACAATATTGGCAGGAAGTAAGGGTTAGTCAAAAGGCTGTTGGGTATGTCTGCCTTTTCTGATACCGTACCCGCACCGATGTTGCTTACAAGGTCTACATTCTTATCCCCGGTCTTAAAGATAATGTCAGAGTTGCGAAGGTGCATGATAGCCGCCTCTAGCCGTGCGCCTCTAAGTTGCTTCCTGTGCGGCGTAAGCGCGATATTATAGACACTGCCGGGGAATGGCACACCGGAAGTATTGAGGAACGTGTTGGGCCTGTAAATAGTCCAGGCACCGTTTACTTGCGTATTGCTAATGTCGATCAGGATTGTATCATTATCGCTTCCGCTGTCGGTTGTGGTTTTATTAGCTAGATTCCTGCGTATAAACTCAATGCCTATGGAATCCGCGCGGAATGAACTAAGTCTGTCAGCCTCTTCCTGATTCCGCGTAAAGCCATGTGTCAACGTCTGCCCCTGATTGTATTCAAATCGCCCATTTAGCTGATCGTAATCACGCGCCTGATACCCGATCTGAACTTTGTTCACAAAAACATCATTGTATGGCGGAGTTTTCAGGTCGGTTACTTCACCCAAATTAGCGATCTCCGTATTTTGGAATACTTCTGCCAACGGCACCAAAGCCAATTCCCCTCCCGGATTAAGTGTGTTTGTCACCTCAATAAGGCCCATACTCCATTGCGTTGAAGCATCCTGAAATACATCAGCAATTGTTGTTTTGATCTTCGCGTCTGGCAGACCGCGCACCGCATCACCGCATGTCACTGCCGTATTGTATGGACGGCTATCCCAAAAGGCATTGCGAGAAAAGCCCGAATTGGTCAGCAGTGTAGACGTGCCGGCAACAGATTGTCCGATAGCCTGACCGACAATCTTCGCCCAAAGCTGCCAGTAACGATATGCCTTAATTGTTGTTTCGGGGTATAATGAACTAAATGATATTTTGATTGATGGGGTAGAATTAACGGGTATGCCGTAATTCCAATCAGCGCCGGGGTTCGGTGTTGTCATGCTGGCCCTGAAATAGAGCTTATCCCCCGGCTGCATCGTAACGCTAAAAGAACCGGATGGGCTAAAAGTCAATCCGTCGAAATTGAGATAGTTATTCTCGCTGATTATATCGTTAATAAATCCCGTGACGCCCGCCGAATCCTTAACAAAGAAACCTACACGATACACTGCCGCCAATGGTGAGGCAATGGCAGTGCCTGTAATCTCAAAGTCGTAATCGACAGTGATAATAGTTGGAGTTGATGCCTGAAAGAAATGTTTGCCTGCAAATTGCAAAGAGGCAACATCTGAATAATCAACATTTTGTACATCCTGATCGTCCCCCGTTTCCGTAGCAACTAGGGTTATCTTAGGGACATTGGCGATGTTTATATTATCCCCCAAAGGATTATTGCTCATAATGAACGATGCGCTATTCAATAGCTGCACACCATCCATTTTTACCGACAGGCAATCGGCATCCCCTATCGTTATTTCTTGAGGGACACGTTCATTTGCTTTCAATAGCGCCTGCACATTTGATTCCAATATCTGCACTTGCGGCAAATCGGGATCGCCGTCGAACTTGCTAAAGTCTATCGCGCCTGAGTAGTAAGGCACATACAGCCATTGCCCCGGTTCACGTATTTCTATCGAAAGAATGGCATCGCCTTCAATCCCTTGTGTAAGGTAGACATGGCATACAATCCTTGCCGCGTCCGTGTGCATTTGGTAAGGCGTGGTGAGCGTTCTGCCAATGCCCCAATAGGTAGGGTGCCGGAGCCATTTAATCTCTGTCTGATCCCATCCGATAGGCGCATCAATATATCGTGGGTTACTATCGGTAGCAACTTGCCCAATACTATTTACATAGTAGTATCCGCCCTGTGGCGTCATTATGCTGAATCGGAACTTACCAGGGGTAGCCATGTGTTATGCCCAATTCTGTTTTATGTAAGCGCGCATGCTTGCGTCAACCTGAATGTTTACTTTGCTGCCCTTAACTGCACGTTCAATTCTTGCTCCCCATTTATCGAATGATTCGTTATTCCCATTTGCTGCTTTCTGCGTTTGAATATTACGCACCAATTGAGGGGCAAGCATACCGTAAGCCATAGCATTAAGCCGCTCTGACGGGATAACCGTAGTGCCTGCGCGAAGATCTTTAATCTGATCTCCTTTTACGGCGTATGGATCCCGCCCCGGTTCGATGATGTACTCCAATCCGCTTTTGTTATCCCCTACGCGGGCCAATCCACCTTTGTGCTTCGCCTTCCCATCAATACCCGCACCCTCTGCGTAAGCTGGCAGTGGTGTGGCAAGTACGGTAGCAAGTTGAATGGCACCAACGCCGGCGCTCAATGCAGCTAATGGGATACCGGCAACCGGTCCAAACTGTGAGAACGCCTTAATTACGGCCTGTGCGGTCAATGCGATGATTTCACCAATGGCAATAGCCCTTTCGTATTTCGCCTGATCCCTGCGCAATTGCTTTTCTCTCGCTGCAATGTCTTCACGTTGTGCCGCTGCCTTTGCTTCCGCTACCGCTATCCGCGCCTGCTTTTCTTCCGCGAAAAATGCCGCCTTCTCTTCGTCTGATATGTTTTGAAGATTGTACTTCTCCAATAGCTTTTGGCGCTCTTCCTGCGACATTATCGACGCCTGAATAGCACGCACCTCTTTATCCTTATTCTTATCGATTTGCACCTCTTCATTTTGAAGGCTTGCAAACCGTGTTTCAAATTGAGCGGATACTACTGTCTTAAAAAGGGTGTACAGGGCTTTCATTGCCTCTGCCCGCTTGTCATCTATTTTTTTACTAAGCTCCGCCGCTTTCTCGTTGTCCTCAATTATTTGGTCGTTCTTCTCCTTATTCAGCGCTACCTCAATATCGTGATACTTCTTTTGCAGGGCCGTGGTATCATAGCCCATCCTGCCAAGCTCAAAAAGCTCAGTCCCTATACGATTTTTCAGGGCTTTCAGTTCTTCTAAGTCGTACTTGTCGTTTATATCCTTTAGCTGCTTCCGGTATTTCTCTTCCGATATAAGGCCGTTCTTAAAACGCGCTGACAATGCGATACGCTCATTCTGTTCGTCAATACTTCTTGACGCACTTATGGCGCTTAAGTCACCCTCGTATAGCTTTTGACGCTCTAATAGATAGTTCCGAGTTATGCCTATTATCTGCGCGTTAGTGTCCATCTCCGCGTTAATTCGCAGATTCAATTCAGGGAATCCCTTTTTGTCCTTTGCTGTCCTTTCCTTTGGCGTTGCAGGGTCATTACCAAACAGCGTTTGTCCCGCAAGTGCAGCGGATTTTTGCGCGTCGGTGAGATATTTCGATTGCTCTTTTTGAGCCTCTTTTAACGCTGCTGTAATGTCGTTAAAACGCTTCTTTAATTCTGTGACTTTGGTTTGGGCAAAAAACTGATCCAACCCCCGACTTTCTGCATCACCGGTCTTACCCGCCTTATCTCGCGCCTCTCTTGCTTTGGTGAGATCTTCCAAAGCCTCCGTTTGTGCCGTAGTGAGGTCGTAAACAGTTTCACTTGCGGCTGCAAATTTCTTTTCCGCCGCCTGTGCCGCCGCCCTGTTAAGAAGCGCCTGAGTGGCTTCGTTTATCGCTGCCGTGGCTTTGCCTTGTAGAATTATTTCTTTGTCAAGATTGCCGAAGTAGTCGGGATATGTTTCTTGCAGTTCTTTTATCGCCCTTGCCCTATTACCTGTGGATTGCTCATTGTCCGCTGCGAGTGTGGTAAGAATATTCAATCTTGCAATTTCCTGTTGCGCTGCAACGCGGGACGATGATTCTATGTTGTCAATACTTTCTTTGTACTTTTTATTGGCAGCTTCGGCTTTCTTTGATGCTGCACTTGCGCCTGTGAACACTCCTACAATCTTATCGCCAAATGTTGTGGCAACAATAATAATGCCCAATAAAAGGGTGTTCATTGAAAACAATGTATTGATTAGCCGTTTGCCCACGCTGGAATTTGCCGCCGTAGCTGCTGTATTTTCAGTAACAGCAACATTCAGGCGGTTCATCGCAACAGTTGATTCCGTTGCTGCTACAGCCGCCGCGCCGTTTGCCCTTACCTGACCGCCAATCGCTGCCGCATCATCCACATTAGCCCCTGCGTTTAGCAATATTGCCTCGGTGTTAACTGCCGCCGCTTCTGCTGCCTCAATTGAAGTTGCCGATGCCGCAATTTGCTCTGCAATTTGCTCTTTTATGGCAACTGCTTGTTCCGTTGTGGCAGTGATGTTATCTACAATCGAATCAACCTGATCCGCAAGCGCATTGCCGGTGGCTTGAGATAGCTTTATGGCTTCGGCTTGCAGTGCCTTTTGCACCTCCAATTGCGTATTGAGCGCCGCAGTGTTGGCGGCAAACTCTTTCACCTTTAGGGATGCCTTGCTCAACTCATCAAAAAATTGCGGCAACTGATTAGACCATGAAAGAAACAATTGTTGTGCAGATTGTACGGATGGCACCTCTCGCAATAGCCCCTGCAACGAAGCGCCGAGCCCATCATAAGCGGATTTGTAGTTACCAACATTCCGTTGATTCTGTCCAACCGCCGCTTCAATAGTCCCTAGCTTGTCGCTTAGTTCTTTTGCATTTTTAATGGCGGCAATAGTCCGGGCATCACCTTCGCCAAGTGTGAGATAAAATTCCTTAGCCTGTTTTTCAGCCAGCCCGTATTCTGCACGAAGTTTACCGTAAGCCGTTTGTAGGCTATTCGCGCCCTTAGCCTCCCGTGCTGCCGCTGCTGTAGCCTTATTGCTGCGGTCAATCTTCCTGTCAGCCTCTTTTGATGTAATTGCATCTGCTGCCGCTCGCTCTTTTGCTGCTTTTGCCGCAAACAAATCAGCCTTCCCTGCTTCTGTGGCCGTTTTGCTAAGGTCAAGGTTGGCTTTTATCAACTTCGCCGCTGCCGCATCTGCCCTTGCCTGCGCACTCAGGAAAGCAGTAATTCCTTTTGCATCACCCAGCGCATTAGCCGCATCACGTGCCGCCTCTGCATATTTAGCAATAGCGGGTATGCCATCCTGCACGGCCTTAGTCGCACGATTGACGTTATCAATCGCGGAACTAGGGATAATCTCTACTATATCTGCAAAATCGGCCATTACTTACTTGCTTCTATTAGGTCATTCAAATCCCTTTTGTTCCTCTCCGCGTCCCGTAGGTAGCAATTCGCTTTGTGTGCAATTATCGCATCTTGTACGTCAATCATTTTGCCGAATGTGTCCAACCCGCGCTGATAATACTTTTTGAAATGGTCGCTAGCAACACCGTACTTCTTTGCTACCGCATTGCAGACCGCGCCTTGCATCGCATAGCGTATTTTAAGCCTCTTCAGGTTCAGCTTCCGTAGGTGTTGCTTTAGCTCTTTCAACATAATCAATGTAGTCTCTGTAATGTATGCAAAATTCGCGTGTTGAAATGTCGTTGATGCCGATGTGATACTTTGCTGTTTTACTTATGCTCACAAGGCACCGGATGTAGGTAGATCGGGTTGGCAATTCGTTCGACGCTTCTTTTTGAACAGGCAATAATCCTTCCGCTTCTTTCTCTTTTATCTGCCTTTGTAGGATAAACCGCTTCGCCTGGATTTCAACCAACCTCAAATCTTCTAAATAGCTTTCTTCGCTGTATTCCCTGTCAAAACCTTCCTCTCGCAGTTGGTGGGCAAGGTCAGGGTGTGGACCATACTGCCCCATCGCATTCATTAACAGCGTAACGCGGTCAATGTTCAGGTTCAGCATTTCAATCTCTGCCGTCAGAGTAGCAACGCGGCTCATTCTTTCACCCCCTACGGCCTCATTAAACTCCTGCTGTATGTTTTGCCATGCGTGAGCTAATAAAGCCCGTGGTGCGTTTACTTTGGCCCGCGAAAGGTGCTGTAAGTTCCCGGTGGTTGAGCAATCAACATAAACAGAGAACGGCAGATCATCAATGCACGAAAAAACGCTCCACTTCTCTAATTCCGATGGGGTCACGGTCAGGGGCGTAGAATGTGTACCCTCCGTTTGCAGTAGCTGCAAGAACCATGCTTCGGTTTGCATATCCATTTTTACGCGCCCATGTGCGGCCCCTTTCCTTAGCCTGTTCTTTGAGCGCGTTATCATGGGCTATTTCTCTTTCTGTTGATTGGCAGTTTATGCAACTCATTTTAGAAACTCTGTGGCAAATTTTCGTTTAACAACCGGCCCCCAAATCTTACTCCAAAGATACTCCCGGCTTTCTTGGGTTAATCCCAAAGCCTGATTGCCGGTTTTGTTCTGAATATCAGTGCCCCACGGAACATTGGCAACCATTCTATACCCCTGCCCTACAACCTCTAGTTTTATTAAGCTATGGGTGTAGCCATTGATGAAGAAGTTACGCACGCCACGCGGCGTCTGTGGCGTTATCTTGGCTTTGTAGCGCTCGTATGCCTCCGCTTGCTTTGGCCTCCCTGCAAAATATGGATCATCTACATACCGTCCGAGCGTACCGCCGTCTTTCCCTTTCCCCTCCATCATCTGCGCTCTGTTTAGAACAATCGCTGGTAGTGGATTCTCTACCATTGCGTCAGCGGTGAGGTTAACGAGATTGATTCGCCGCAGCCGTTTCAGTATTTCATTGAAGCCCATCGGTAAAAAGAAAGGCGGCAACATGGCCGCCTTAATTGGTTAGTTTTTGCTAGGTGCTGGCGGTGCCTTATCTGCGGTCTTTTCTGCCTTCGGGGCGGCTTTCTCCATCACAGCGGCATAAAGCCCCTGCATGCGGATCTTGCGCGATTCATCACCATATCCCGCGAACAGGCTTTTGCTTGTTTCTGCCGTCATGAACTTTTCCAGGCTGCCATGACTTGCAATGTGGTCAATGTTTACGCTTACGGGTGTTTCTCCCTCACCGTATGACCAATCCATAAACTCTTTGTTCTTTTTCATTTGTTGGTAAGTTATTGCCGGTGCCCCATTGTGAGGCACCGGCGAAGTGAGATTAAGCTACTTTGAGCGAAAGGATGTTTGACTCAAACCATGCCGGCCCGATGCCTGCAAGTGTTGCAACGTCCTTCATTTCGATTGTCAGCACGTTGCCCGATGTTGGATAGTCCGCATCGCCGGTATCCATTGTGAGAACGTATTGCCCCGCGCCTGCCGGACTTGCAACGAGCGAAGTGATCGTTATAGCCGCGCCTGTTGCCTTGTTCTTAGCGGTAAGCATAGCCGCCGTTAGCGCGTAGATCGTGCCCAAAGAGCTTTGCCCGCAACCTGTACCGAAAAGCAGGGTAACAACGCCGGCAACAAGGGTAGACGTATTCTGAATGATAACATCCTGAACGGCGTTATCCTGGCCCCATTTCAGCGGGTTGAAGTTCTTGCCGAAAGAATCCTGCGCTTGCAGTGTTGCGTATTGCTCGTTGTATTCTGTCGCGTCTGCGTAGTCTACATCGAAATAGTAAGTGCCTGCGTCAGCAAAGGTTGCTTTGCCTTTATTCGGTGCCTTAAGACGGGAAACAGCCTGTCCGCCCAATTCAGGAACGCCGGTTGTAAGGTTGTTCTTGTTGACAACGATAAGGCGGCCCATCTTGTCCACTGCGATAACGTCAAACTCATTCTCGCGGCCATTGAAGGCAACGAGTGAAGCGTGAAAGCAATCGCCTTTTGTGTGGCGGTAGCGCGTCCGATAGTATGCGTCACGGTTAACTGTCTGCGAGCCGTCCGCGTATTCGGTCATTGTCTCTTCGGAATCCTGCGGGGTAACCTCCACAAAGTTTCCGATTGGGTGCCAGCGTTCCGCATAAAGCGTTGCGTGAACTTTCCCGGCAATGAATGTTTTGAGATCAGCAGCATTGGCCGCTGTGATTACTGAGCCTTTCGGGATAAGGAAGAGCCCAACCTCTACGGCATTGCTTTGTGTGCAACGTCCGATGCCAGTATTACCGGCGCGTGATTGGCATTGTAATTGATTAAAAGCTGCCATGTTTAGTTTATAAAGAGGTTAGTGTAACAATCGTTGATGTTGTAGGTTAATTCTAAATTGTAGCGGAAGTGTAGCCAGGGTTGCATGTCTTTGAATCTGTCCCGACTGCTGTTACGGTAAAATGAGTATTCAGCAAGCACATTCTGTATGCCGTTGATTCGCTCTGTCATCGCTACGGCTGCGGGTCGATCTGCGAAGAACTTTGTAACGATCTGCTGCACTTCTTCGTCTGCTCTGTGTGCCGCTGTTACGCCGGTTAGCTTCTCAATGTTTACGGAAAAAATCAGTGCAAGCGTGGCAACAGATTGGCCGGATGGAGCATCGTTGGTAATACGCTCAGGGTTGGTAAAGAACGCGGTGGCGGCAACCTTATCATCTAAATAGGCATCGCGGTATTCTCGCTTGCCGACATAGACTTCTGGTACATAACCATCTTCCGGCCCTTTCTTTTGATTCCTGTACGCACGTCCGTAGAAGTTGAATTGATCCCCTGTAATGCCCCATTCAATCAATAAGTGATCAAATAGTTCCTGCTGCAACATCTGAATAGGGATGTCGATGCCATCGGGGGTTTCTTTAAGGACTACCATTTGTAAGAAGCATTCCAAACACGGGGCGATCTGCCAGCCTCTTTAGGGAACAGAATTTCAATGACCGTTTCTATTGCATCGCGGTAAAGACCACGAACGCCGCGAGATATAGTTTTGCCGTTCCCGTCTGTATAGCCTTCCATTGCATTTTGCACCTGATCGTAGGCGGCTGCCATGCGCTCGTCAAAATTGCTCCGATTAGACGTGGATATAAGTTCAAGAACATCAAGCGCCATGCGGTAGCCAATAGCGTTATCAAATAACGATGTACGGACGTTCAGGATGATGTTGCTAAAGTCAACGCCGGACACATCTATACGATTCCCGTAGGTATCCATGTAGTAGTACGCCCTGTCATTCTGATCAAACACATCCGACAACACACTTTGAACCGCCGATCTTTTCTTGTCGAGTAGATAGGCGTTCTTAGTCGCGTCCGTTGCGTCGTAATTCGGCATCGTGGCGATGACATATTCAACGATAGCCAGACCGTGAAAATCCTTAAAGAACCTACCGGAAGTAGATTCAGCATTTTCAGCAGACAAGGCAAAGTCAGATGGAGCAACCGGGGCCGCCCATCCAACTCTGTCCTGTAGTGCCTGTACGGCTGTGCTGTTGTAAAACATGCTTAGTCTTCTGCTTCTTCCGTGGATTCTGTGCCGTTGTATTGCACTGTGCCCAATTCTACAGCGCGATCTAAGCGCTCCTGGTCAAAGTGGCTCACGTCATCCCCTACTTCGTATTGCTGCGGTGTAGGAGTAGTCATGTAGTCGCGGTGATCCTGAAAAGGGATTGCTACCGTGTACAATGGCATTGATTTGCCCTCTGCGTTCTTCTTAGGCCGTGCCATAATTAAGAAGCGGTTACAGTGCTATCCATCGTGTAGATGTGCAGCGGGTTATCAATCACAGGAACAACACGCGCCTGACTGTTCGTTACTTCCATCAGTGAAGGCCGATTGAGGCTGTACTTTGATACAAGGATGAAGTCATCCGCCGTTTGGTAGTTCACGCCGGCAACCGGAATATCCTGCTCTGCAAGGCGCGTCCATGCGAGTGTACCAATATCAGCGGTGGTAACACCAACAACTGCGCCGGCTTTCCACGGTTTGTATTGGGTTCTTACACCGTTACGCTCAAAGCGAACACTGCGGTCGATGATCTCGATTTCAAAGCCATAGCGCTGCTGAATAGCAGGGTTAAACTGAGAAAGTGTAGGCGTCATAGCGGTTGTGCCAGAGAAGCCAGCGTAAGCCGCGTAAACAGCCTTACCCTCTGTGGTCTTCGCCATGTTGTTGAACGTGTTACGGTCCATCATCAGCATCATGATGTTATCACCCTGGAAGGATGCCTGATCGATGAGGCGTTGAAGATCGCTGAACGGCGTAGCAGACACGTTAGACCACGGCAAAGTGGAAGTGAAGGCGTTGGCGCTAGAGTACCCGTAGTTAATACGCACACCTGTACCTATTGTTTCGCTGTCATCAATGACAACAAAACCGGAGGAAAGACCCTCAAGGAAGCAGGCTTCAATGCGCTCCATGATACCTGTGATGACCATTGGTACATCATCAAGAATCTTAGCTGCAATCTGCGCTTCTGCGGCGGCACCTGTACCGGAAAGACGGGAAACAAGCGCCATTAAGTCAGACAGTTGCTTTTCACGCTTTACAAGCTCCATACCCATCTTAGGGATGTCGCCTGATACGCGACCGAGAGATGGGCGCTTTTTCAGCGGAATGGATGAATCCATTGCAATGATGTCCGCAGCAATGATGCTGTTGTTGACGGTAAGGGTTTCCCACTTGCCATCCATTGACATATTCTTTTTCAGGAAGCGGCGGAACAGATAAGACTGCGCGGCGGCTTGCGTGTTTTGGTCGTTAAAGCGTTGTACTACGCGGGTAACAAGACCCGGAAAGTACTGCTGTACCCATGCGAGGAAAAGAGTAGGATTCATAATTAGTCAGCAAGTGCAGTGATGCGGCCATTGGTAGCCGTAGTGAAAGCCGCCGCAATGGTGGCGAAATCATACGGTGCAGCGACCGGGTTAAAGTTGCCCCTTACCATGATGCCGGCGAAGGGTTTAGCCGTAAGTACTGAATTAATCAGAATACCTTGATAGGTATGCGACGCAGGCAGTGCAGCATAAGCGCCCGCTTCGTTGGTAGAACCAACGGTTACGGAAAAGCCTGTGCCAGTGTTGCCGATGTTGGCGGCGGCGGCGGAAAGAACATCGCCGGCTGCGTAGCCCGTGCCTTTGTTCACAATCACCACAGCAGATACTGCGCCACCCGTTACGGTAATATCAGCGGTTGCGCCTGACCCTGTACCGCCTGTCAGAGCAACGGCGGCATAGGTTACGGCTGAGCCAGTAGAGGTTGGTGTGTAAGCGGAACCAGGGGTAACGATACCGAGTCCACCAATAGAATTTACGCCCGTAATGGGCATGGGCTTGAATTGCCCTGTTGCGGTTGCCTTGATGATTACGTGACCGGAACGAATGACGGTAGGCGTGAAGCCTGTGACGTCAAGTGTACGGCCTCCGCGAATGGATTGGAGATTATCGACAATTGCGATACTATCCAAGCCATCATCATAGGTATTCGCTGTGTAACCGAGGTCTGCGACTGCCATTTTTTGAGGTTGTTTGGGTTAGAGATTATTCATTACAGCGTCCAATTGTTCTTTAGACGCCTCTTTTACTGCTCCTTTCGGAGATTGGCCTATTCCGCTCTGTGCGGGCGGTGCGTCATTGCCAAGCGGTTGCAGCTTGTATTGCGTGGAAAACTCCCCAAACTTTGTTGATAGGGCTGTTGCCTTTTCTTCAAAATCCGCCTCCGATGTTGGAATGTAACCGGCTCTGATGAACTCCGGCACGTCCTTAACGCGAGGGTCTTTGTTGAATCGTTCCGCGATACTTTGTGCCTGTTTCCCGGCTTCAATCGCATTAACCTTGTCAGCAAGCGCCTTGTTTTGTAGGATCAATGCCTTTGCCCATTCGGGCGTATCGGCATGAATCCCGGTATCTTCCGGCTTTTCTGTTTCGGTTGATTCGCCTCTTACTGCCTTTTCTGCATCGGCCTTAGCTTTTGCGGTTGCAGCGGTAGCGCGGCGATCTGCCTCTTTTGCTGCGTCCAAAACGTCATCTTCACGGTCTGAGATGTAAGCATCTATCCCTTCTTCATCTTCGATTTTGTCCGCCCAACGGGCTGCGATTGAATCTTTTAAGTCTTTCGATACGCTTTTGCCCTTGAATTTGATATCAAGTGCCGCTTTTACCTTATCCTTAGGTACTGCCATTCGGTATGTATTTGACGTAAAAGTATTCCTGTATATACTTTAGTGTTAATTATATTGATTCGTTTTAGAATGGATATGCGCTATATTCGCGGTATGGGAAAGACCATTATTGAGATCGACAACCGAATAAACGGCGTTGATGAGCTTTGGGCGCTCACCGCCGATTTAGTCAAGGCAATTGGCGTGGTGAATGATATTCGAGTCAAAATATCCTCATTAGAAGTATCATCAGAGGTGACGCTCAAGCCGCTCAAAATTGACGTTACAGGGCCAGAGGAAGAAAAGGAACTTTCAGACAAAATACTGTCTGCCATTTTCGATAATGTTTCTTGCTATGGCGGAGAGATGGGCGGCAGAGGAAGCGCGGCGGAGGTGATATGCGATTTGATAGGGATAAAATACAACAAAACTGCACACGATGACTAACAAAGAGGTAATAGCAGAACTGCGCTCACGTTTGAAGCCTTATGTGGGGGTTCGCACCGCATCCGGCAAGTCAATGACACAGGCGTACTTTAGCCAGACAACGCGCCAAATTGATAATGGTATGTGTAAGCCCGCAACCGTTGAGAAGTTCTTCTCACTTTTTGGGTACGCAGGACAATGGAATGAGTTTCACAAAACATCAAAGACAAAAGACAAATGAGCAATACCGATAATGATCCACAAGGATTAAAAGACCTAGAAAGGGCCGTTGAAAAGTTGGGGCGTTCTGCGGAGCGATTTGTCGGGCTTCACCGAATGAATAGCCAGCTAAAGAAACTTGTTGCAGAAGGTGAAACGGAAGAGGCGGAAGCCTTGTCTATAGAGATGTTTATTGAGCAAGGGAAGGCGTTTTTTGGAGATGGCTTTACATTACCAACCAAACCCGAATGAAAATACTAGAAACATTTTTAGTCCGCCTCGATGACAACTGGCTGGAAATCTTCCATTGTTGCACAAACGACAGACGCCATTACTTCACGAGAAAGGGTGGAGATATTGAGCGAATCGAAAAGGCGCAATACGATAAGCTAATTGACGATTACAGAGAATTTATTTCACAAACCAAACAACCATAAAATGAACGAACAACTTACAAAGAGAGAGCAAGTGGCGCTTGAAATGTTTAAAGACCTAATGGCCTCCGTAAGAGGAGGCGGGCTTTACCGAAAACATGAACACATTGAACAGGCGGCCCCTCAAAATGTAATCATTTGGGCTTTTGAAGATGCTGATAAATTCCTTGCCCACAGCGCCTCATCTACTCACATCGAAAAAGAAGCTGACTAATGATTTCAATAGGCTCACAATTCCCCCGGTTCAATCTTCCGGCAGTTAGTACAGTAGGATTCGCCACAACTACGGAGCAAGTCAGCAATGACACCTACGCAGGGCAATGGCTCCTTTTTTTCTGGTATCCTGCGGATTTTACAACGATCTGCCCGACTGAACTACTTGCCCTGTCTGAGCAATACAAAGCGTTTGTAGACCGTGGATGCGCTGTGTTGGGCGCTTCTACTGATTCGGTGGGAACGCACGAACGTTGGCTACTTACAGAGCAAATGAGCGGGGTTCAATTCTCGTTGCTGTCAGATGGTTTTGATGGCAAACGTTGCCTTTCATGGGAGTTGGATATTGTTCGCGACAATACAGAAGAGGTTGATCGCGCAACCTTCATTATCGACCCCGAAGGCATCATTCGCTGGATATGCGTGAACGATCCTAAAGTTGGGCGCAACATTGACGAAATCCTTCGCGTATTGGACGCCTTGCAGACAGATGAAATGTGCCCTTGTAATTGGGAGAATGGAGATGAAACGATAAACCCACAGCCATGATTGAACTACACAAAATATCCTTTAGTATCCCCGGCGATGATGTCTTTCAAACACACAGAGGCGATATGCTGCACGATGCCTCATTGCCAGGGCCTCGCGGCGAGTTTAACTGCTTGCCAGACGATGAATTAGACCCCGTTGTGGTCGGCATTGTTACGCACATTGACGACTCTTTCGAGCTACGCCAGCTAATGTCGGCATCTGGCTTAAAGCCCTACCGATTCCACAACAAGACAACTGGAGATTATATCCACGGCTACCTAGTGGATGGTAACGGTACTTATCACGGGTTTAAAAACGCACTCTCATAGTTATGACTAAAGCAACAAAAGGATTAATACATTTTTACGGGTACTTGTCAGTAATTCTTGCAGGTATCTTATTTTTTGCAGGTATGATTGCAAAGAGCGATGCCGTTATGGGCGCGGCATGTGTGTTTATATTGATTGCTTCGTTCGTAGGCGCTATCGTTGTGATTTTTACCGGCTACTCTAATCAAGCATAATGTGCCCAACACCTGACAAGGAACGCTTCGCCTCAAAACAGAAAGCGAAAGAGCACATCAAGGTTCGCAAACACAAATGGACGGATGCCGTTAAAGCTATGATTTACCGCTGTCCAGGCTTAGGCTGCGATTGGTGGCACATTACTACTCACCGTGCCTCTCTAGCTGATAGAGCGGCAATAAAGAAACGATTCGGATGAGCTGGGAGGAATTGTTAGAACGCATAAAGATTCGCAATACAATAATGAAAGAGTGTACCAAAAAGAAATGGTTTGATCTAACACCCGAAGAGTTAGAAGAGATCGAGCGCCGACATGAAGAACGCATGCGGTGGTGGCTTATCGCTATCGGCCCGTTCCTGCCAATATTCGGGATATGGGTTGTCTGGTTCCTGCAAAGGCGCGGATACGAACCTTTTAAGGGCGCTATTCATACGCTCATTGGGGCATTTTATCAAGCCGCAATGCTAACAATCCTACTTAATGTAATTGCCTCACACCTTTGTGCATGACCTCCCACGAACTTAAAGAGCAATACCGGGAACTATTGGATCGATACGACAAGATGAATGCGTATCAACGTAGGTACGGTGATGGTCGTGAAGTGTTCGATGAATTGCGGAGGCTAAGGGATTTGATGCAGAAGATTGAAGAAGGAACGAACATTTACAAATTAACTCGCAAATGATATATGTCCTAACTCTGGCCTAAAGCGGCATTTTGATCAGAGTTAGAGCTTGTATTTGCTTTTTGCTTTTGCATATCTTCCGCCTCTTCCTCTACAATCAAGTCATACGTTTGCTGCGAATCTTCCGTTAGTCCAGCTTGAGCCACACTTTCACGGTGAGAGATGACAGGTTTCCCGCCGTTGGCTTTCATTGCGTTGTCAATACGCTCTGCTTCATCATCGATTTTGAAGATGCTGAATACCGGCGTAATCTCCAAATCCTTCGCGGCGGAAAGTGTTGGGGTGATCTCCGACAACGCAGATACAAGAAAGTTAAGCCGGCGCTGTATCCCTTCTCCATACGCGCCCATTTGAAGGTCTTTTGCCTTTAGATGGGCATCTATCAGGATTCGGTCATAAGCCACGCCGGAAATGCCTCCTAAGCCCTTCATTTCCTTAAAGGATATGTTAGGCGTCTGTGTCATGGTGTAGATGTAGTCCAGCAGGGTTTCTATCTCCAAACGAATAGCTTCCGGGGCTCCCTGCCATGTGACATACTGAACGCTTGAGCCTTGTTCGCCTTCCAATACCTTACCTGATTCCCCCTTTGCTGCCAGCCCCATTATATTGCCGGTCACAAACATCATCGGGGATCCAAAATAATCATTGGTGTCGCCGAAATTGGAGATGATTGTTTCCAGGCGTTCAATCATCGGTTGGACATCCTGCCATGCGCTTTGGTCTACGCCGTAGTAAATGATCGGTATTTTGCCATAAATCAACTTCTCTTCGCTCATCAATTCCCAACCATTGCCAGTGTCTTTAAGGCGCTGCAAAAGGTCTTTGGTATAAAGATTTGCGTATCGGGTCTTTGAATCCTCCCATTCAATAGCGAAGGCAATCATATCCCGGTTCTCATCCCATACAGGCATTAGCTTGTATCCATCGGAAGGGCTGTAAATATTGCACCTAAGCTCTACCGTGCCGTCTTCATACTTCTTGCTGTACCAAATCTCTGCGCACTCTGTCTCGCTCACCAACCGGCGACAAATGTTTGCGTTCTTGTATGGCTCTTTGTTTCTGGTTAGGACATTCTGAACAAGCGCGTAAAGTTCTTCCTGCGGCTTTTGTGTGGCCTCATCGAACTGTGCTGATAGATTCACCCCACCGCCCGTAGTAAAAGCCACTAGGCGGCTTACAATGAGCTTTTGCAGCGGGATGGGTATGCGAGTGACGGGCTGCAATGACTGGTTGGTAATATCATTCCCATTGCTATCCTTTTGCCCGGACGGTTTAAATATGGTCTTATCCGGCCTGTGGGCAGGGTTAAGAACCTTGTGGAATTCAGGGTAGTATTCCCTAAATGCTTTTATCTCATAGTAGGTCTTCCATTCAGCACGGATAGCCGGGATAAGTACGGAAGGCTTTGAAATGTTTTCTGTAAAGAATGATAAAAGCATCAATTAGTATTTTAACCAAAGTTAGCGGCCCAACCTGAATTAGTCTTATTGCGTGTAAGTTCGGGGAACAATTCAGCCGCACCCCATACAAGGGCATCAATTCTATTCGGGGATGGTTCGCCTTTCTTGCCCTCCCATGTGGTCATTTCGTACTCTAATTCAGGCAACATGCCCACATGATGCGCCTTTGCGACTTCGTATAAAGCCGCCACAGGCTCAGCACGAGTGTATTTATCCCGCGTTGCGTGTACGCCACGGTAAGGAACATTTGCGCCTCCCGGCACCGTGCGAATAGCCATCTCAATTAGATCGCCTCCATTGTTGACTTCCCCTACTATTCGGTCAGCCTTCCAGCGCCGGAACATGTCAATCCCCTTAGCTGCCCATTGTGCGGGGGTATAGCGTCCGGTTTGATCTTCCAGCACGTATAGATGGTTATCTAATGCACCTATACCTACTGCAATCAATCCTGTTTCATCACTATCTTCTTTGGCTGTAACAGCAGGATCAATGGCAATGACAATGCGCTTTAATGGCGGCGCTACAGCAACGCGATAAAGATTGATTGTACGATCAGTCCACAGCGCGTCTTCCTCATTCTTATCCTGCCATGCGCCGATAATCTTGTAAGCGTACTTCTTTAAGTTAGTGGCTTTTACTCGCGCCACTTCATTAAGAAACTCTGTGGACAGGTATTCCAGATTGTCTAAGTAGGTCGTGTGAATGTGCAGCACGTCAGGGTGAGTGCTAATCTGCACAGGAACGCCGTCTATTATTTCAACCCGATGCGTGTCTTTGATATACTTCTTGTAGATGAAGTGCTGCGCGTTAGTTGGGTTCATAATCAGGATTACCCGATTCTTTATCCCCTTCTGACGGATGGACAGCACAAGCGTATCAAAGTCTTCCTCTGATTGCCATTCCTCCAACTCATCGCCTACAAACGTTGTAAGCCCCTGGATTGACTTTAGATTAGCTGTTTGATTGCCGGATGAAGTTTTAATGCCACGGAAAATTATCTCGCTACCGCTGAACTTGTTGATAATGTCAGCCTTCACCACATGGAACTTATCAGCGAAGCCGTCCATGTCGATCTTTTGTTTGAACTCCGGGATGACCGAAAGTGTTGCAGCCGTCATTGTGTAACGGCTGAACAGAATCTTATGCCCCTTCTGGAATGAAAGGCGCTCTATGAACGTTGACGTATTGAAAGATTTCGCAGACCCCCTGCCGCCCGTGATAAGAAAGACAAACTTTTCTCCCTCTGTATAAAGGCGTTCGTACTTTGGGTTTACCTTAATAAGCCCACCCATTTATGCCTTTGTGCTATTAGCGGCCAGCCACGCGGAAAGATCGATACTGCCAGAATGATCTTGTTTTATCGCCGCGTAATCTCCCTCTATCTTGCTGAGGTAATCCATAGCTTTAAGACGGTCGCTTGTTTGCTCCGCCAAATCCTCTGCTATTGCTGTAGCGATTTGCATTCTCCGCTCTTTGCTCATTATGGCCCCTCCCTGCCTCTTTACCGCGGCGTCAATGGATTGGTTAGCCATTGCGGTTTGGGCTGCTTTTTGCGTATCGATGTGGCGCTCTTTGGCTACTTTCCACAACCTGTCAAATGACCGAACTGATATTTGCCATTTTTTGCCAGCCTTTGCCAAAACCTTGCCACGCTCGGTGCCTTTCTCTAATTCGGCAAGAATAAAAGAAATGTATGTCTCTTTATTTTCCTGCATATTATTGCGAAATACGGTAATCGCCTTTAGCTGTCCCGTTTTTGAACCCAATAAACTTCGACTTGTCCATACCAATAAGCGATATTGGCAGGTTGAATTTATCAATGGTAAACGGGGTAGACCAATCCATTTTGGTCGTTACAATAGCGATCCTGTCAATAGGTTTCCCGCTGATCCCAAATATTGTCATGTACGAAAGACACTGACCTATTGCGCCTTGCAGTTCGGATTCGTATGTTGGGTTCTTGCATTCAACGCCGATACGCTCCCCGGATTTAGAAACAATGAGAAAATCAATCCTTTTGCTCCCTTTCGTGCGCCGAGCCTGTTTTAGACCATATTCGCGGAAGTGCTGACCATACTCTACCCCTAAACAGGATGCGCAAAATTCTTCAATGTTGTGTTCAATGAAATCGCATAGGTCTTTCTCCTTAGCAAAATCCGGGTTAAGGCATGACTTGATAGCCCAAACATCATACTCTCCATCTGGTAAATAAAACCCTGGCTTTTTGCCTTTTGATTCAACCGCCATAATCTTACTCTCAAAGTTTTACGCTCTTAACGCAACCCTTTATTTGTTTTTGTGGCGGTCTTCTTTTTCAATCCCGCCGGTTAATTTATGGGAAATATTCTGTATATCCTGTTATGACGGGGACTAGCTGAACTGCTGTCTTCCCTTCACCTAAGCATGTTGGGCACGTTACCTGGGTTCCGTCTGATGGATCAGGGCCGTACTTTGATGCTGGCGCCATGCCGGTCTTAGAGCAATCAGGGCAGGGGAATGTGTATGCCGCGTCCCTGATTGCTGTTATTGAGGCAAGGGCAGACGTTAGTGTAGTAGCACCACCTAGTAGGTCAATAAGCTGCTGCACATGATGCACCTTTACTGCTGCTGCGTTGTCTGCCATTGTTTATGCGTCTCCGTCCATTGGATTCAAAGGTAGATTATTTATTGTTACGCCAATTCTTTGAGATAGATATTCCTAATAGAACAATGAAAGTAGAACATGAGGCGAATAGATTAAAATCCAAAAATTTAAGCATAATGGGTTTCGTTTTGTCACAAAGACCGATCAACGACAGCAACACCCCGGCAAAGCAAAAGTAGATTGCTATTGACATTATTGTTTTCATTTTTAAAAGGAGTTATCAACGTATTTATTTATTTGGTTAGGGTATTTGTCGATTAGTGCCGCGTCAATAGGATTCGGTTTTGTGGCAAGTTCAATGCCTCTCCTTACTCCGGCTTTCCATACACCACGCCTTACATGCGCTCCGGTACTTCCGGCTAAATCAGGGAACAATGCTAAGGCTTCTGCGTTCAGGGCTTCTTCTGTTATCTCTGTGAGCATGGCTACTTAATTGGGAACAGTGTATTGTTTGGGTCGATCACCTGTTCTGGGAATTCCGTAGCCCACAATCCCACTGTGCATGCGTGGTAGTGGCAAAGGTTTTCATAGTGATAGATAAACTGCTGCAATAGGCTGTGTTCATTTGAACCGGTTTCGATCTTATAACTGTTGAATAAACAGCGGTTCAAAATGTCCACTGCGTTATTCTCCGCTTGCAATGAAAGTTCAGGCGTTTTGCTGCGCTCCTTTGCGCTTTCAGGTTTATTGAATAGTAGCATATCTCTTATAAGGGTTATTGATTCTTTCGGGTGAGGGTGAAATCATTCATCAGATCAGCAATCGTACTGTCTTGCCATCCTGACTCTTGAAGCTGCGTCAAGATTGCTGCCCACGCAACATCTGCTAACGCAAAACTGATCGCGCTGTTCTTGGCAACATCGAGCTTCGTCTGCGCTTCCTTCTCTGCGTTCCACCTGTCTTGCAGTTTGTAATACTCCGCGTCCTGCTGCAAGATCTCTTTGGGGATGCGGTTACGCCAATCTTCCATGAAGGCTGTCTGTGTTGGGTGGCTCATGGCTAATAAAGGTCTTCGGAGTAAAGCTGATAGGGCACATTCTTCTCGTTACACTGCCCCGCATCTAAAGCGATTTGCCGCGCCTCGTATCTGTCAACAAACCTTTCATTTGATGTGAGAAAGCCTTGTTTTGACGGCTGCATTTTGCCCTGCGTTTTATTCAGTAGGTTGTAGCACAGGGAGACAATATCGCAGTGCCTGAACCCCGTGAGTACAAGGCCCTTTACGTTCGTGCAGCATTCGCTACCGTAATCATATTCGGGGTAATGAATAGCCGCGCAAAGTATTCGCTCCTGTGTCATATTCTTTATCACTTATAGGGTTTAAGGTTTTGGGTTGATGTAGCGCAGGGCTACGGCGGTAGCGGCTTCGGACGCGGGCCTTCTCGCTGCGCCTGAAACAAAAGGCTGAATAGCGCGGTTGATTTCGTCCGTCAGCTTCTGAAGGTCTACGGCTTCAGGGGTGGGTGGTGGTACAGGGGAGGCGTCGGATTGGCCTGTGTAATCTCCCGGCAGGCATCCGGCACACTTTCGAAACATTTCCACCATTTCACGCCGCAGGCAAGATTTGTGGTAGGTATCTCCGTGGGCAAGTCTGTGATCAGCCAAATGCAGCAATAGCAACATGTCAGACT